GTCGGCGGGGTTCTCCCGGTAGTTTTATCAACCCCACCCCCCTACCAGGGCAGTTTTTCACCTGTTCATATCATATGAGAATGGTAGATGTTTGACGTCAGTCAGGTTGGACCTAACGTCAGTCAGGCTAGGACCTTAGCAGCCTTCCGTCTCTTCAGCTGCCCTACCTTCTTCTCAAGGTTCGCTACGATCCTATCAGGCACGTTGGCTCCTAGCTCCTCTCGCCAGTCAGGCTTGCTGATAGGCGTCCACCGACTTACTAGAACTTCATATGTTCGCGGGCGGAGAGCCTCCAACAGCGCGGCATTAGTGACGAACACTCTAAACATCTCAGCGAACCATTCCGCGGGGTTAGGGCAATAGCCTGAGATAGGCCGCTCCCTACTATCATTTTGTACGCTCTCTCCATAGTCAGAGAAGTAGCGCCCGCGAGACGTACCTGTTTGGTAATCCACGTGATGTCCTAGCTCGTGGCATAGGACTCCGTAAGGCTCGCGGTCCGTATCCGACCCAGGCCACGACCAGTTACGGCTCGTCAACTCTCCCGCGCAGCGCCCGCAATGTTCTAGGCAGATGCGGATGAAGCACGGCCGATAGTAGGCGCAGTAGCCAATATCCCAATCCTCAATCGGGTCAGGATCGAAGATGACCGGCGGCTCTATCCCGTTCTCAACGCAGAAGAGGTTGACTCTCCGGACTCCACGAAGGTAGAGCAGCGAGCGGTCTCGCGGTATGTCTTTGGGTCTCGGCATTAGGGCCATCCAGGTCTCGTTGCCTTGAGAATAGAATCCAACTGCTTGACCTTCTCCTCTAGCGCAGTCCGCTTAGCCGCTTCCTGACGATAGCCTAGCGACCAACCAGCGAAGAAGCAGGCGCAGGCAGTCACGGCCAAGAGGACGTCAAGAAGAGAGAACTTCACGACTAGGCGCGAAACGAGTAGGACACCAATCATTTAGAAGCAGCTGAGCCAACTTACATCATCCCCATTTTGGCCGCAATGACCCTTTGGACTTCCGGCCGGAGTAGAGCTTGCCGGTGCTCCTCTAGGAGCGATTCAGGCAAGGCTAGTTTGCGACCGTGATTTATCAAGACTTCAACAACCCCAATGGGCCCCTTCACGGCGTGCAGATTCCAAAATCCAGGCTCGTCCTCTTCAAGATCAACGAAGCGGCTGAATACATCCTCATTAGTTATCATTTTGCAAGCTCCTTCAGAGGCGGCCACTCATCGTTAGTAAGCTCAGGATCATCAAGCAGCTTCTCCCGCTCTACGTGAAGCGCCCGAATACGCGCCAAAGCCGCTTTCCTAAGCTCACTAATCGTAGGATCATTGGACATTTGAATCTCGCTCGCGGTTAGCCGCCTCAACCCTCAGTCCGAAGAGGAGCCGAGACCAAGCCGTTTGAAGGTCGATAGGGTCTGTATAGAATTGCTCAAGCGGCTTCTTGTAGCGTAGGTCGCAGTCCAAGCAAATCACTTGCCAATTCGACTTGTCCCAGAAGGCGGCTCCAGTCGTTCCGCCGGGCAACATCGTCGCCGGGACAATATGATCAACCAGCAGACCGTCCCGGCCGCGCTTCCCGTTGACGACTCCTAGGAGTAGACAGACGCAGCAATAAGGATACTTCTCCTTGAATCTCGCGGACTCGCTACGCCAGCGAGAGGAGTTGTGATAGACCGATCGGTCAGCAGTTAGTGGCGGAGCCGCGTTGGAGGCGCTTCGGATTGGTCCGCAACGGTCGCAGGTTGGAGGCGAGCCGGTAATGACTCCGCCGCAGACGCAAGCTCTCCCTACCATCTCACTTCCCGTTGGTACTGAATCCCCAGCCGGCCGGAGCAATACAGAGGAGAGCGGTGAACAGGCAGGCGAACCACGCGAGCCATCCGCTCACCCGCACGGCTACGTCGTGTGCTCCCAAGAGACCTAGGAGCCAAAGGAACATAACCATCACTAGGCAGACTAGGATCACAATTCTCATTGCTCGGTCCTCTAAACTCGTTGACGCTTCTTAAGGAGTCGAGCGAGTTTGGTCTTGAACTCCTTAGTGATTCCCTTCGCCAAATACATCATAGGATTATAGGTGTGTTAAATAGACTACTAAGCACATCAATAGTATTCCGCAAACCATTCCAATAGTGAATCCCATCCACCAACCGGCGTGGGCAAGTTCGTAAGATATCGGCTTAGGCACAGACAGTCTCCGGCGAGAGACAACCCGTAACACCGATGAGGTTACGGTCTCGTGACGTTGTCGTTGAAGCGAATCACTCCGCGAGAAATGGGCTTGATAGGATTACCAATTTCACTATCGTCCATTAGGTCAAAGGCTCCGAAGTATTCCCCCTCAAGGTCATTAGTATCCGGACCGAAGAGACGGATGCGACCGGCGCAGGGGAGCTTCGGATTTGTTGCGTCATTACCGCGGGTGATGATTTCTATTACAGAGCCGCCGGGAATTGCGGCGATGTTGCTTAGCTGGACTTGTGCCGGACCGCCCTTGGACTGGCTGATATCGAAGTACAATTCATCCGTTAAGGCAATCGGGAGCGGATTGCCTCTCCGATCTAGGAGCGTGAATTCAAGGTCCTCAAGCCGTCCAGCTTCAAGCTCTAGTTGCGGGAAGGTTCGTGACATATTATTTCACCCAATAGATGACGGCGGCAGGTCCGGAGCCGCTAACAATCAACGGGGTCGATTCTACCCCGGCAAGAACTAGTTGCGCCTCTGGCGAGTCCGCGGCGAGAGCTAGATAAGCTCCGCCAGGGAACTTAGGTGGACCAGTAGGACCGGTGATGTCGGCTTCTATTACGACAAACTCGACTCTGGCCGGCAAGAGCGTGAACGACTTCGTAACGGCCGGAACGACCGGCGCGAGAACTAGCCGGCCGAACCCAGGATTGGCGATAATCGGAGCCGTAGGGGAGAGACCCACCAATTCTAGGCCAGCCGCCGGCAGCGTAGCGTGTTTAGAGGAACCTAGTTGGGTAGAGAGCCAATCTACGGCTCCGAACGGCACCGGCGCAACCCTAGGCACGCTAGGTGCCAATCCTACAAACTCCAGAGAACCGAGACCAGCCGGAGCCGCCTTCAGAGAAGTAGGGGCTATGACTGTTAGGCGCAGGCGAGCCGGGGGTACAGCAGCCTGCGAAGGCTCGACAAGCTCCGGAGCCGAAAACAAGACGACATCAGCCGGAACCGCGGCGGCTTTCACAACCGCAGACGCAACGCCTAGGAAGTCAACACCGACAACCGCGACCGCGGCAGCCTTCGCAGTCGTCGGCTCTATCACCACGAAGTGTACGGAGACTGACGGAACAGGAGCAGAGTGAATTGTAGCCGGTGTCGCCGAAGTCAGTTTGACTGATCCGGCTGCTAAGGTCGTGGAGTGCGAGGACGCTAGAGCAGTAGGCAGGAACTTGACGATTACCGGCGGAACTGGAGCGGCATGAATGGAGCCTGACGTTACGCCTAGAAATTCAACGCTCACTGCCGGGACGGCGGCTGTACCTGTTTCTACTAGCCCTGGTGAGGTTAGCTTGACCAGACCGGCCAGAACTGGAGCCGAGTGAGAAGTATCAGGAGAGAGGGAGACAAACTCTACCAAACCAACCGGAACGTCGGCGATGATACCAACGGCTACGGCATTCTCACTGAACTGAACGCCTTCAGAGAAAAACTCCTCTGTCCCGCTCTCGTAGGTCTGAACTCCTTCCGAAAACCACTGACGGGTCGATACTGCCGCCTCTTCCGGACCGGCTTCTGGGACAACGCCTAAGAACTCAACGAGACCTATCGGGACGGCGGCATCGTGCTTGACGTCAGGAGCTACTCCTAAGAACTCAACGCTAACGACCGGAACCGCTTCACCGAAGTTGACAGTTGGGGCTACGCCTAGGAGTCGAATCAAGCCGGCCGGGACCGCCGCATCGCGCTTCGTACTGCTCTCTATCCCTAGTAGTTCTAGACTGACGACCGGGACCGGAACGAGAGTCACGAAAGACGTGCCCAGCAAATCAACACCAACTACCGGAACAGCCGCGCTCTTGGATGTGTTGGAAGCTACCGGGGTTAGCTTGAGTAAGCCGACAGGGACGTCAGCCTGCGTGACCCCGTCAGACCACACCATCGCGGCTATCGATGTGCATCGCTGGATCTGCGCGATGGTACCGGCGAACACACCGCACTCGATGCCGTCCACCGCGGTGGTGGTCCAGGCTCCACCGCCGTCGGGATTGGTGCTGAGAACCTTGCTGTATATCGCGTAAGTCGTCGTCCACTCCCGCTCGACTGTGTCGCTGTTGGTGGAACCTGATCGCAGGCGAACTCCTACACCAGACGTACCAGTAGTGGACTCCGTGCGAGCGATGGCTACGACTTTGACCGAGTTGACGTTGCCCCGCACGCCGGCCGTCGCGCAGCTCGTCATGTCGAACGTGGAGAATGTATTGTCCTGGGTGGCCGAGGCGCTGATGTAGCTGGTGTCGGTGTCGTGGCCGGTCGTCTCGTCCACCTCTGCGAACGTGCTGCCGGTGCCGTTGGTCCAGCCGGCGGAAGCGCCAGCGCCGATGGGCCAGAGGACGCGGACGCTGCCCGCGCCGGGGAACCCGCTGTCCGATATAAGGGCATCGTCATAATAGAAATCGATGCCGTTGGTGAGGGTGATCGCCTTGCCGAGAATCAGCTCGTCTTGTGTTACGTTGTTCGCGGTGACGGTCTGCTCGGTCCCGCCGTCGATGGCGGCCCCGGCCGTACCGTTGCTCGTCACCCGCAGGTCCATCCGGTACCAAACGCCAGTAGTGACCGTAGCGATAGTAGAGGATGTGGTGGTGCCCACCAGCCTGACGGCACCGAGAGTAGTACATTCCAGCCTTACCGCCGCCGCAGAGACGCCACTGTTGGTGACCGAAGCAAACTCGGCGGTCCCGCCGGACGGCAGCGATTCCAGACGGAAATAGAAGGTGTACCAAGTCTGAGCCGTGCGGCCCATGTTGGCGTTGCCGCCATTGGTGGCGAAGCCGCCCAGCATCACGTACTTGGCGTTGGCGTTGGCTGACGTGACTCGGAGAGCGTAGGCACCTGTCCGCTTGGTGGTGGTCTGCCAAGTCGGGGTGCCTACAGAAACAATTACTTCTAGAGCACTATTGAGTTCAAACCCGCAGATATTGAGAGTGGCCATAGACTCCTAGGCTACGTCCAATCTTGGATCGACATATACCGTGGCGCTAGTCTTGGCCAAGAAGCAACGCACGGTTACTGGACCGCCTACCTGATCTGGCTCGACAACTTCAATCCAGAAATCGTCGTCATTGAGCGTTCCGCCGCTCGCGACGAACACTGTAAGAGTTTGCCCATTGGTCAACGTATGCTCAATCTTCTGCTTGGTTCCGACTCCGCTGCCATTCCAAGTTGAAACTCCGTCCGTAGTCAGCGCTGAACCTGACGCCAGGGGTGGACAGCGAGTGCTAGTGAATATTCCTTTAGCGGTAGCTCCCGACGGAGAAGCGGCCGGGTCAATCCATCTCACTAGCGGCGGAGACTCTAGCGGCTTATAGATTGGCAACGCATTTGCGTTCGTCGCCATCTCCCACGAATACTCGTTCGCCTGCTCTCCGTCGTCGGCCCCGCCAGTCCGGTATCGGGACAGCGAGCTAGTGATCGTGCCCTGGAGGCACACGTGCTGCGTCAGACCGAGTGGACAGGTCGATATGGTCCCGTCGTCGCAGTGCTGTAGCGTCACCTTCTCGTACGGCGAGTCCGGCGAACCTGAGAAGATGAGCTGACCGCTCTGGACCTTGCAGCGGATGAAGTCGATGAGCAGCCCGCGAGTGACGCCAGCGTTGACCAGATAGTCATAGCTTGTTAGATCGCACGAGATGACCTCCACCTTCATCAGGGTGACGTACGCAGAGCCAACTTTCGGAAGGAGAAAGATGGCGTTCGCGACGACCGGCCCGTCATAGGTGAAATTGATCAGGCGGAAAGTACCCGAAGAATTGAGATTGATGCCCTTCTGCGATGTATAGCCGTGAGTGTTCCTGTCATACGTGCAGTTGACGAACGTGAGATCTGACCCGCCGTAGGGTTGCGTGTACCCAAAGTCCAGGTAACCATAGGTGTCGTCATGCTTTAATGGACGGAAGATGCATTCTTCCCAAGTCTCACTACCACTGCTGTTCTGGCTGAGGGTGAGCGTCCACGTCCACTGAAGTATCAGGCCCCTGATGTAGAGATGGCCGTACCAATCTTGGTTGTAGTAGCTGCCGCCCGGCGTGCTTATCAGTGCCCCGGTGTCTAGAGCATCGCTGGCGTCCTTGTCGACGCAGATGATCTTCACCGGGTTGGCGAGCGTGCCGTTGTTCCAGGCCCACCCGATGGACCCAGCGGCCGTCTCGCTGTGGGCCTTGTGGACCTTGATCACGTCGCCAGCCGCGGCCCCGGTGGTCGAGCCGAGCGACGCGTAGGCGTCAGTCCACGACGTACCGTCGTTCGCACCGGCCGCACCGCTGTTGACGTAGATGGTGGCCATAGATCATCCATGGCCCTAGGCCGGTGAGTCATCGACGAACGGTAGTCCCCACGCCAACCCACGATTGGTATTGGCGAGAGTAGCTCCGCCATTGTGGAACGTAACGAACTCACTCAGATAAGAAACGGCATCGTCAAACTCCGCCGTAGTCGCGATTGACGTGTCGTCGTAGTCGGCATGAGGCGTACCAGCCGGCTTCGCCTCTTGCTGATGAACGTCCTTGATAGACTGAGCTTCAGCCGCCATATGCCGCATGGCAACCAAGAAGTTTTTCATACGCTGGAACAGTATTTGATTTTTAGCCGATGAATACATTAGTTGAGTCCTGATGACAAAGGAAGGAGCCGGCCGGAACTTAGCCGTCAGCCGCTTGGAGAATGCCTTCAGCGTTGAAGACAAACGTGAAGTCGGAACCGTCCGGAGTCTTGGCGCTGGCAAATTCGATCCAGTGGAGTGGCATTGACGCCGCAGTGTTGGTTACGAACTTGCCGAGACAGACCCCCTGAATTGATCGGGTCCCGGCTCCTAGCGCCGTCACAGCTTCGTCCGCCGCATCAAACTCCGCCCGGTCATTGGCGTCATCGACCGCAGTCGCCTGCGAGTCGAGAGCGAGACCGCCCGACGAGTAGTTTGCTCCGTCAAATTCATCGATGGTAGTGAAATCGCTGAATTGATCCTTTGCGTCTCGCTCCGTATCGACCGTGGTATTAGTCATCAACGGCCAGATACGAATATCATCGTTGGTCAGATCGACCTGCTTAGTAAGATACTGGACATAGGCGTATTGGAAGCCGTGAGAAGCAGCCATCACCGGAGCCTCCAACGCCTCAATCTCTTCCTTGAGAACCTGAATGCGATCACTTAACGAAAGAACAGCAGCTGATTCGGCTCCGGTTCCCTTCGTTTCTTCAACGAGCTTTGCCATCTTGGCCTCAAGCTCCTTAAGCTCAGACCGGCGAGCATCAGCCAAAGCCTTCCGCCGCTCCAGCCACTCAGGGTACTCGTCGCGCCGTTGGTTACGTCGCTCGCGGCGAGCCTTCCGCTCGTCAGCGGTGAGACCCCGGAGACTTCCGCGATTCAGGAATGACTCAACGGCTTCCTTCTCCGTTCGGCGCTTCCGCGGAGCAATCCGGCGAGTATCGAGACCTTTGCCAATAGAGAACGGGATACCGCCGGGAATCAACGAGCCGCGCTCCAGAGCGTTCACCCGTCGTTGGAGAGCGCGGCGAGCATACATCTCGCAAATCTCGTTCACGCGGAGAGCCAGATTGTCTCCGGTCAGTCCCTCTTCAGTCGCTTGCCGGAGCGACTTGGGCATGAATTGACCGGGGTCAACGGTCAACTCGCTCTCCACTCCGTCGATGTGAAGAGTAAAGTGACCGGCGCGGTGCTCGTCCGAACCACGACGCAGGATTTCATAACGGTGGGGCATCATCATTCTCCTTTAGGTTTCAAGGCTTTGAGAGCTGTCTGAATATCTTCAAGCTCACGAAGAGTTTTGTCGAGCCGTTTTTGATTCTCCGATGACTGCTTTTGAGCCTCAACCAAAGAACCGCGGAGAGCCTTCTGTTCACGGTTCTGATTGCCCACGGCCGTAGTCAGAATGGCTATCCAAATCAAGCAGCAAAATATAGTCGCGCCGGCTCCGGCTCCTAACAACAATAGAAATCCACCGACTACTCTGACAACCCATACTGGGACCTTAACTGTATTGATTGCGGAGACGTAACTGCTTCCTGATTCAGTCGCTGCTCCGGAACTAGCCGTTGTTTTATCGGTCATGGCTGCTCTCCCTCGGTCGGCAGAGTCAGATCAGGAAAGTCCCAACTCTCAGAGGAGTCGGACGGATTTAATTTATCCGGTTTGTGACCTTCTCCTGTCTCTCGCGAGTCCTCTTGCCGCTGTCGCTCGTCCTCTTGCCACTGTCGCTCGTCCTCTTCCCTGATTCTGCTCTCATACTCATCTCGCTTCTTGAGGATATGGCGAGCATACCGAATTTGGTCAAGAGCTTTGGCAGGTATCCCCAAGCCGGCCGTTTGCGAACTAAGAAATACATCAAGCGCATTAACCGCATGAAAGAGCGCGTCATTGGTTGTCCGGTTGTTCTGGTACATCACCCTTACAAACTTGGTGACCCGCCTGATACCGGTCGATACTTGTTTGTGCGATTCTATAGATGATTCAAACCACTCCGCGGCATATCTATTGACAAGCCTGACTATGATTATTGCCACCCACAGAATGATGCCTAGAACGGCGGCAAGAAAAACAAAGGCAAGACCAAGGACCGCGCTCTGTCGCAGAAAGTAATCAAACGAATGAGTCTCCATCCCTGCCTCATTGTTATCTCCCTACCCCTGCCCCGGCTGCGCTCCGAAGTCGCCGCAACAGATCGCAACCGGGGTGGGGCAGAAATAAGTCATTTCTGTTCCGACCCCAAACGCTAACAGCCGCCGCGGAAGAGCGCGCGTCTCGCTCCGCGAAACAGCCGCTTGCCGGGAAACCAAATGCCAACGTCGCCGGTCGCGGGTCCAGTCGTAGGCCCGGTCTGCTTGGGCTTTGGCGCCGCGCTTCTAGGCTCCGTAAACACGAACCGTCCTTGAGTCGCCGGTTGTAACTGAGCATCAGACATAGCGAGCGGAGTGATTGCTGCGAGCAGGTTGTACTCCGGAGCGACCGCCGCCGGTTCCGGTAAGTACGCAGACCGTCCCAGCAGATCGTAATTCAGACCGTCATCAGCAGTCGCCATCTGGGGGGAATACGCGCCCATGAACAACGTCGCGACCGCAAGCAGGGGTACTAAGGCTCTCACCCATCCGTTCATTTTCCAGGGGACCATACGAACCTCCAATGTTGAAATAACCGAACCAAAACTGAGAAAAACTAGCAAGCGGCGACTTGCTTCAACGCCTTCCGTAGGGACCGCCGAAAGCTCCGCCGCGGCTAACCTCAGCTGGCGCTTCCGGGTCCTCTTTCTTAGGCGAGACGAGCGGGGTGATACTCGTCCCGATGATCCAGCCCAAGACCGCCTGAACCAGCGAACTAATCGCAGCGTCAGACAAGCCTAGCTCCTTTCGATAGAGGATAAGTACGACCGCCCCGACAAACATCTGAGTGCGCGTACTGAATACCGCGCTGAAGAGCTTGTCAAGGTAATTCAGTATTTTGTCAACGACCTTCTCAGACACGGTCATGGCGACTCCTAAATAATGCTGTAGCTTAGCTCCCTGCGAGGGAAGCCGTTGAAATTGCTCATCATGGTCATATCGGTCTTGTCGAGCAGGCGAGCGTCAACCCACATCGTCCCTTCCGGAATCATGATGTTGCCCGTCGCCTCATTGACAATACCCTTGAGGATAAGCTCAGCCTTGGTCGTTCCGTTCGCGGCGGCTATCGTCTCGACATACTGAGCAGAGTCTCGTATGTCCCGCGGTCCGCTGTTCCACTTGTACCAGTCGTGGAGAAACAAGGCGAGCGGGAAGCCGTACTTGTCCTTGGTTGATTGTCGGTCGTCAAAGCCGACAATGCACCAAGAATGCGACCAGCCGCCTTGCTGACGGCTGTAACCGTTCTCATCTCGCTGACTTGACCATCCGAGACCGGAGCAAGCCCAACCAGGATAGCCGTTGGCATTGAAGTCGCGAACGACCGTGTGAACTGGAGCATCAGTAGCCGACCTGATCTGATGCTTCTGACCTTCTTTGTTAACCGCATCAGGCGGGTTAGAACCACCCCAGCGGATACCGATTGAGGCGTTGTACTTCGTCAGATCAATTCCTAGCTCCGGATAGTTCTGACGGAGAAGGATACCGCCCGCGGTCGTGGTGTAGTAAATCAGCCGCTCACAGTTTGCACCTTGGCCAGAGTGCCCGCGGTAGCCGTAGATGGCCTCACAAGCGACCACGCCTTGTTCTTCTGCGAGAGTCGAGACAACCGGCCAATCCTCAACGATGAGCGAAGTCGGATCGGGTTGGCCTAGCGAGCACTCGACTCCGATGAGAACCAGCGCTGCATTCTTCCCAGCGTGACTGACGCAGTCGCCGGTCGTTTGACCGGGACAAGGCCAGCACTTAGGCCAGTGGATCCAGGCCGGCAGGAAAGGCATAGAGAGCTTGCCATCTCCGGTCCCGGCTAGGTCAAAGTCAACAGCCGCTTGTTCTCCGTCCGGATACGGCTGTGAGTCAAACAACTTCTCACGAGCCTCTTCGTCAGGAAGACAAGCGGCGAACCCCTGATTGTATCGGCCGATAAGTTGTTCAGTGGTAAGGTTCTCAAATTGCGCCGGCCAAGCCTGGAGACCTTTAGGGACATGCTGTTTGCGACGCCACATCATATCTCCGCTCCTTGAAAGAAGCTCCCGGCGAGTCTCACCATACTCGCCGGGAGCCGGCCCATTGACAAGCCTCAGATGATCGAATAGACAGAACCGCCGCGAGCCTCAGCAATCAAATCGCGAGCCTGCTCATCGGACAGCTGCGAGCCGCGAGCCAATAGCGAGTTGTAGATGGGGTCCGCGAAGCGCCGGAAGCCGGGATTGCAAAACTCGCAGGCATCTCGCACCTGGAGCCGCAGCGCCGCTCGTTGACGCAAGGTCGGACTCTTGAAAGCCGCGGCGACGTTGGAGTTGCTTTGCGGGCACATCTCCATGATCTTCTGAATAATTCCCATGACCACTTCGATAATCGACGTGATGTCAATACCAAAGTTGTCAGGATTGGTGCCTGCTTCAGACGGGATAACATCCTTGCCTACGTCCATAGCAGCCTGTTCAATCAGCGACTTCATACTCATTTAATCTCCTTTAATCCTTTGGCGGTCTCTTGAAAGGCAGTCACGTGATCTGCCTTTGACTTTCCCTTCAGATCGGTTCCGGCTCGTTGCGCCCAAGCCGACAACCAAGGCAGCCAAGCATCTCTCACCGGTCCTACCGGAAGGGTTTCACGATTCTTAGACGTCAGCTCAGCTAGAGCGGCGGCTATCTGGTCAGTCTCGGCTCCGGTCCCGTATCCGCCCGCGGCGAGCCGCGACCCGACTGCCTCCATATTGGCCGCTATCTCACTTGCTTTAGCCCTATGAGGAACCGCAATAGAGAAGGCGGTGTCATAAGCAAACTTCGCCCAACCCGTCAGAATCGGTCCAGGCGGCGGATCAGGACCGGGCGGTTGAGGACCGGGACCAGGTGGAACCTTTCCGACTTTGACTGTATGGGTCGCAATCGACAACTGCGCCTTGCTATCAACTACTCCGGCTACACTCAACAAGAATCGGTATTCACCGGCCGTTCCGGAAGCAAACACCGCTCGTTGTCCACCGTCAACGGCTAGGAGAGACCTTGATTTATCGACCCCTGGCGGTTGAGAGGCGAGCAGCCATCGAGAGGCATCCACGCCTAGGGACTCGCTACCGTCAAGAATGATCAGGTCTCCTAGGTCCGCAGTAGCCGGACCGTCGATGACGGCAACCACCCTCTCCGCTTTAGGCAGTTGAGAGAGGACAGCCGCCGGAATGGCGACGGTCGGAAGCGGAGCCGCGAGACCCTTTGAGGCAACAGGCGGCTGATTCTCCGTCGGGTTCCCCCCAGAAAGCGCCGCGCAGAGAATCGGCAATGATAAGGCGAATACAGCCGGAGCTAGGCGCTTTCTGATGTCCATGGCGAACCTCCAAGGCGAATTATAGGCGGCGCAACTTCTTAGAACTTACTTAGCAACAACCGCGGACTTAACCCCACTCAACGAGCGGAGCTTGGCTATAAGGCTCGCAGTGTGCGGCGTCAACTTATACACCAGTCGCATCCGACCTAGTGCGCCGCTAGCAGCTGGACCGGTCTCCTGTCGCAAACAGCCGATTCCTAGCAGCGTAGGCAATGCGCCGTCCACGACTCCGAGCCGCTGGCCTATCTTGATGGCTATCTCCTTCGGCTCCATAGGAGCAGCCGCTAGAGCCTCTACAACAGAGAAGGAAGAACCCCGGCAAGTATCGCGAGCGACTTTGGCAACCCGGCGCATAACCTCTGCATCCACTCTCGGCTTGCCGAGTACAACCGCCATCAACAGCGACATACGAACAAACTGCTCAGTCAGGCGAGTCGCCAACTCAACTTCGGTCTCGTCCTCTTCGCCGCGGTCCGGTCTCGCTCGCATAAAGGCAACCAGCTGAGCGAGAGCCACGCAGGCTTCCTTCAGATATGTCCGGTCATACTCTACTCTCTGTAGCAGCGCCGGCGCTTGGCGGCGTAGATAGGCAACAAAGCCGGCTGTCTTTCTCATCGCCAGGACTCGCTCCGGCGAATCGTAGGACTCAGGCGAGCCGTCGCTCAAGGCGCGAGACCGGCCGATTGCAGTGTCAAATACCTTGTCAAGTAGTTCTCGCTCAAAGGTATCAACCTCTCCCTTCTTCGCTCGTTCATAGATGATGATGTCTAGGAATCGGTCTCCAAGAGAGGATCGGTTGAGCTTGCGGATAGCCTTAGTGCCTGCGAGAATAAACGTAATGCGCAAGCCGGCATAGGCGTTGTGCTTCCGGTTCCGATAGAAGGCTCGCGACGTTCCGTCATACAGGTCGCGAAGTTCCGAGAGGACTTGCTCAATGTTAGGAGTCTTAAGCAGCGCATCGCCTTCCTTCATCACGACCGTCTTACCATCCATTTTCGGAATCAGGCTTGAGTCCTCTCCGCCTTGATTGTCTCCGGAATGAAAGCCGCGCTGGATAGAGACGCTGAATGCGTACTCTTCTGAAGCGCTAATTGCCTCGCAGAGAGTCGTCTTGGCTGAACCCGGCGGACCTATCAGCCTGAGCCAAATCTGAGAACCCTGCTGTTTCGTACTCGCAACTACCGCGAGCATAGCGCTGAGAGCAACGTCAAGCGAATCTGACCAGTACATCGCCTCACGCCAGACTCCTAGAAGCTCTTGATAGGATTCGCAGACGAGCGGCGGCGGAGCGTGATGGGCGGCTTGACCGTCTGCCTCTCCGTTTGCGCTCCAATCGTCCGGAGCCGGCCGGACCTTCGCTAGAAGTTCTGCGAGCGGTTTCTCAGACAGGAAGTCACGGACATCGTAGCCGTCCTTGAGAGTTGAATCATAGCCGTCTCCGCCCCAATCCAACACGCTGACAGAATGCGGCGGAGCCTTACAACCGCGCAGCCGCCTAGTAGCTCGTTCCAGTCCGACATAGGAGACTGACGGCAAGTCGTCTCCAGTTGTCTTGTTCTTTCGCGGGTGATCGTTGTCGAAGAGCAAGATAACTTCCTTGCCTCCAAACCAATCAGCCCAAGCCTCAAGGAAAGTATCGCATCCCGGTACAGCTACTACATTAGCTTCAGCGAAGAGACTCTGGGGGGAAGGAGAACCTAGGCGCACGAGCCTGTTACCACTGAGGCGGTGACGCACCAAGGCTTCCTCAAGCCTCATCGCATCCCACGGACCTTCGCAGACGTACACCCGCGGTTTGTTAGGGTCCCACAGTTGGATTCCGAAGAGGCAATGATTCATTCCGGCCGTGACCAGAAGCCGTCGCTTGCCCTTAACCGGAGACCAGCGGTACAGTTGATTGATCTCAGGATCGGACTTCAACCCGTAAGCCGGCAGCAACCACTCGCTGTCAATGGCCGATTGAACGAGACCCCAACGGGTCAAGGTCTCAACCGACACTCCGCGGTCCGCGGCTACGCTCTCCAAGGCTCCGGTCGGAGCGGACGAGATAGCGTGAAGGCGGCGGATGAACGTGTAATGATTCCCGGTCTCGCCGCAGACCACGCACCGGTATCGACCGTCCGCCTGGTTGACTCCAAACTTCGGAGCGCGACCACAAAACGGGCACGTGCCCATTACGTCCTCAGCCGGCTGCTCCTTGTTGCTCTCTATCTCGACTCCATGATGGAGATAGGGTCTCAGTCCCACCGGCTCCGTCGCAGTTGACTTCGGCATTTAATACTTTCTGACTTCCCAAAATACGGTATTGAACCCCGGCTCCGTTCCCCAACAGCAAGAATAGCAGCTGAATTCAACTACGTGGTCAGGATACCTTTCCAAGAGGATCTTCAGCCACTCCCAACTCTTCGCATTGCAAGCAGTCTGAAGTAAGAACCTGGCGCGTAGTCCGTTCGCGGTCTGCTCTCCTTCCGCAAGCGCCTTGCGCATCGGCTTCTTGACTCGCGAGTATCGGAGAACGAGACCGCCAACGTCATTCAGAACCTCTCCCTGTAACACCGTCCGCTCAGTTGGGGCCATCGCGGAGATGTACAGCCGACTCGCCTCAAATTGTTGACAAGCCGCCGTCCAAGTCTCTTCCATTTGGTACGACGGTACATTATACCAAGTCATAGCGTTGGCAATCCGATTCCGAATATGGAACAGAGGATAACCGCGCCAGCCGTTATCATCTTCCACAAGGTGATGAGGCGGCGGATTATCCTGTAGCCACTCTGGGTAGCCGGCCCAAGTGGGGGCGCGGTTCCCAAACTCTCCGGCCTCATATCGGCAGACAAAATCAGATTTGTAGAGGACTGGCTGCCAGTTCATTCGGCACCGCCAGTCCAGAAGCCTTCCTCTCGTTCGGCATAGTCCCCGCGCTTCTCCGTTGCGTGTTGAGCTTGAGTTATCGGGAGACCTTCCGCCTTCCGTCGCTCTAGTTCGTTGACCAGGTACGGGTTCGCGCCTTCCTTCATCGTCTGAAATCTCGCTCGTCTCCTCTGGATCCAACGAGTACATTCGATGCGCCAGTCTCCCGCCTCAATCTCTCCGCACCAACGGAGAGCGCCAGAGTAGTCGCGAGCCTTATGCGACCGGAAGGCGCAGGCAGCTGGCCATGCGACGTTCTTGATGAACGGCTCGTGATAGTCGTGCGAGCAGGCAGCGCCCTCTCCGATATGGTAGTTGACAAACTCGACAACCTCAGCGTCAAACAGCGCCGGGTCGTCAACGAGAGGGAACGGCCGAACCTGATACGCATAGCCGTCCGCTCTAATCTCTCCGCCGCCGTAATAGTCAGGGGTCAAGTCCTCAATCCACTTCTCAGGCTCCCAACGGTTCGGAGCCGTATAGCAGTGAAGGTTGTTAGTGAACTGATGATACAGTCCCGGCGCAACTCCGATCTGCGCTGCCATATACTCCAAGAGGAAGGCGAAGTGAACCGCGTTGGCTCCTAGCGCTCCCCAAACCAGATCGTTGCTCCGGTTACAAACCGTCATATCAAGCTTCAGACAATTGTGCCCCTTGTTAGCGCAAACGCAAGCCGGGTGCGAGTGGTCGCGGTTACAAACTCCGTCATCTCTCAGTAGGAAGTACACGCAGGTGTTACAACAAACGTCCTTCGTCGCCTCAACCTTCAGAAGGTCATCCTCAACGTTCCACATCTGGAGAACTGCGCGGCGGCTGTCCGGCTTCTTCTTCAAGTGGTCGATGAGGATACGGAGTTGATCAACTTCGTCGCGATGATCCTGAATAGTTCCGCCGTACCAAGCATTGCCCTTCTGACCGACCCCGTGAACTGCGTGACGCCAGCGGTAGCCGTAGGCTCCGTTGAAGGTCTTGCCGTCATCGCTCGCTATCTCCGCGATGTTGCTTGAATAGTAGGCGAGCGGCGCAACGTTATTACGACCGGCGAGCATCCACAGCGCCTCAAACAAGTGAAAGAACGGGTTAGCGTCTCGCGACTCGTTGAAGAGGACCCGCTCCATCGGCCGTTGGTAGGTGATAATCGTCGGCTCAACGATCTGAATCACGTCACCTACTCGCGACGATGTCCGGACTACGGTTGAGCGTAGGTCCCGGTCAGAGTCGCGGACGTACTGAACCAGGCAACGGAAAGCGTCATTCACGTTACGACAGAGAAAAGCCATTGAGCAAACTCCTTACGTGTTGGATTGGATCGGACGCAAGCGCGTGATCTCGATTCCAGGGTTGAGGAAAGAGGATAGATTGACCGCCGTGAGCCTTGAAATCATCTACGTGCCGCTCCCAGTCGTCAATCAGCAGACAGTCGGAAGCGGCAAGCCGATACTTCTTCCGGCAGATGATAACGTCGTTGTCTATGCGATGCTCGCGAAGCCAGTCCAGCTTTCCGGCGACTTCCGCGGACGTTTGAGAAGCCGGTCCGGTACAAATGACGACTTCTTCCGCGAAGCTCTCGGCTAGACGAAGCAACGTTCCAACCCAAGGGAACGGCTTAATGGCTGTCCAGAAATAGACGTTGTACCGTATCGGCTCCCAGAAGTCCTTGAAGCCTTCCGGAGTGCTGTAGTTGAATCCTAAGACAGCTGAAAGGTCCTTCCCGGCTCGCGGCCAGTTGGCGGCGGAGTAGTCCTTGTTATGAGCGAGAGCCGCCGCCCGGTGAAAGTCCGCCAATACTCCGTCCTTGTCAAGATAAATGGTGCGCCAACGCATAAGAATTCCTCAGCCGTAAGTTCAATGAGCCCAAGAGGTTCGGACTCAACCGAAACTATTTGACAAAATCCGTCCGAAATCGTCACCGACATACTTGACCGGAGCCGACTACTCTACTAGGATAGGGGAAGTCGGGAATCACAACTCAAACGAAGGAAACGAAAATGAACGTTCTCAAAGTTAAGTTCACCGCCAACTCCGCAAACCCGCCCGAATCTTTTTGGGATACGATTTTTGAGACGAGCCTGAACGGTCCCTGCCTTCAAGATTCCGGAGAGCACCCGATGCCTTGGGACGCTGGTTTTTCGATTGAACCGGCGAAGGCGAAGAGGGGTCACAAATCTGATCTTGTTATCAGCGGCGGAGCCGGAGCCGGCGGCTACGGTTCTTGCGTTGTCCGGGTTCCGCTCAACGACAACGTACCGTATCACTTTGAGTTGGAATTCGCTGAGGAGCACATTCAGTTCCTTCCTGCCCTTCGCAAGTGGTTCGATGAAAACGGCTATCAGACCAGTATGTAGCGACTCGGATTGGAGGGCAGCCGGCCGGTTCCGGCTGCTTTCCGATCTGGACCGCTTCGGTTCAGTTCCAAACCCCATTTCGGAGAATTCGCCATGTCCAAGAAAGTCGCCGCAGACCGCCGGTTGTCGAAGGGTCAGATCAAGATTCTTCAGGCCCTCAAGAAGCACGGTCCCCTCACCCGCAAAGCTCTCGCGGAGAAAACTGAGCTGGACCAATCCGGCTTCTGCATCGCCATCGGCTACATCGGAGACGGAACCGACACTATGAAGAATTACGTGACCGGTCACGACCTGTACACCCGCGGTTACGTCCGCGGCGACTATCAGGCCGAACAGGTCAAGGGCAAAGAGGACCCGCGTGACGTTTATTACGACCGCATCACCGCGAGCGGCGAGAAGGCGCTTGAGAAGGCTCTCGTTGAGACGAAGGAGCGGGAGAAGGGCAAGAGCAAGCCGGCCGCGAAGAAGGCTCCCAAGCCGGCCGCGAAGAAGGTCCCGGCGAAGAAGGCTCACCCCAAGCCGGTCCGGAAGGCTCCGGCCCCGTCTCCCGCGGAAGCCGCAGCAGTCTAACAAGTCACTCACTCGGAACCTTTCAAACCCCGGCAATCACCGGGGTTCTTTATTGCGCTCAGCCGATATTCCACATCAAGGTCCGACCAGGGAACTTCTCCCGGTTCGCCATCCACCAGCGGAAGGCTTTCAGATCGTAATACTCATTGCAGGGGAAGCTAGGAGTAGGTCCCGCGCTCGCCTTGTCGCTGTAGGCATAGTGCTCGTCAATCAGCATCGTAGGAACCGCCGGGCAACCGGAAGCCTCTCGTAAGTACCGCTCAACCTCTTCGTGAGAACGAGAGTAGCCGAGATGAATCAAGAACCTAGGGAGCTTGCCGCCGCGGTCGCGGAAGCCGCGGATGACTCCGGCCGCTATCGTCCCGCTACTGATCGCAACCAGCACGTTGTCGAAGAGTCCGGCGACTTCCGCCGCGGTCTCCGTTATCGACTCGATGAGCTTCAGCGCGTTAGGCATCATGTAGCCGCCGCGGCTCTCGCAGTCCCTCTTCGCTGAGTGATAGAGAATCGCGGAACGTCCGGCCGGGAGCGCAACGAGCGCGGCGCCAAGTCCGCTCGACTTGATCTGCGGGTTCCGTAGCTCGTGCTGCGGCGGATCGTTGTCGTCAAGCTCTCTTTTGAATACCGGATAGTAGTTGACCGCCTGCTTCTTGAGCACCTGGCAAGCTCTCGCGACCGCCCAGCCGGCTTGCGAGTGCTGCGTATCAAGTACGCCAATCAAGGTCTCCGGCCGGGAGAGGAGATGCGCGTACACTCCGCGAGCCTTGCTAAATGGCGGACCCGGCAGAGGGCACGCTAGGTCCTCTCGCTTAACCCACAGCCCATACTCCGCCGTATAGTCCTGCACCGGAGTGTTGCGCCGTAGCATGCCGCCGGCAACGATACGACCAAGCGGAGCCGGCGCTTGGCGGACGGGTTGTGGACGGCGGACGGGAGCAATAGGCATTGTCCTAGACATCCTAGACTGGTTGGGGGAGCGACCGCAGGAGACGTTGGGAGAGCTTGCAGCGAGAGAACCAGTGGAGACCTTCCCGAACTTCGTGAAGGTCTTTGCCGACCGGATAGTGACCGCCTAGGTGCGACTTCCATTTGCAGAGGATCGTTTCAAACTCCTGAGCATTCAACGGCCGTTCGTACCGCGGCGGAGCCTTCAAGTCGCCTAGCTCTCGCCGGAGATAGCCGAACGACCAGGCGACGTTTGTAGTGACCGGCGGAAAGACTTTCAGCGCGGCGTACTTCTCAACGACCATATCGGCTCCCTGCCGCGGAGCCTTGAACAAAAACTTCTCAGTCCAATCGTCGTCAAACGGTATCCGGTAGAGTCCCATCCGCTCGACAACGTCAGCAACCTTGAAGGCAATCCATTCTCCGAACCCGCGGAAGCCGCTCACCCGCTCCATCATCGCCCAAAGCGGAATACAAGGCGGGTTGCAGTAGCAAGTCGGGTGCGGAGCTAGGATGAAATCCCAAAACTCAGGAAGCTCCTTGCTAAGCTCCTCAACAGACGAGACCGCGAGCGCGGCGCGGAAGTGTCGCCGCTCTGATCCTCTCGGATACTCGGAAGAAGCCGCCGCTGATTTCATCGCAGTCCAGTAGTCGGACTGACCAGCAATCCAAGAGGAAGTTCCAGCGTGATAAAAACAGAAGTAGGCGAGCAGCCAGCGCTTCAGGACCGGGAGAGGTAGCTGAGCACCGTGAAGCATCACGTATATCGGGTCAAGGTCTCCGGTCTCGACAAGTTGCCGTCCGAAGTCCGTGACTGATAGGGTAGCTCTCTGAGAGTTAATGGCTACAGACCTTCTCTTGGATCAACCCTAATAAGGAGCCGCCGCTAAACGGCCTGAAGGATCGGGTCCCACTACCCCCGCGAACAGCTACCGCCGGCAGGGTTCGCGTTATCAGTCAACAGACTTCTGAACTGTTCCTCTGCCTTCAACCGCTCGTCAATCTGACGCAGCCGTTCTTCTAGCTCGATAAGACAGCCGGCCAGAAACATATCCACTTCCAAGGCGGTCGGATAACCGTCAGAGCGCTCTCTCAAGACAGCGTCTCGGAAGAAGCCGCCGGTTGCGAAGGCTATGCGCAACCGGTCCATCTTGGTTCGCGCGTCGCGGTAGTCGCCTAGAGAGTCGCTCATTGGATTTGAATTAAAGGCTTCTTGTAGTCCGAACCCCGCATTGCCTTCGCCAGTCCCAAGTCCTCATCTCCGCACCGCGGCTGTCCTTCATTCTCCGCGGCACAGTACAAGCAACCGGAAGGCGGGCAGACATCGAGCGGCGCAAACATTTCGTCAGGGGAGCTTCTAGTATAGACCGGAACCCGTTGGCCGTGGCATTGCTCCGCGGTCGTGAACTCCCGGCCGATACTCACCCCGGTCTTATTTGTAACGTTGCCGGCTCCGTCCCGTTCGTACCGGTACTCATAGCACGTAGCGTAGGTGAGACCGTACCGCCGGGCATAGCTGGCGTAGAGCCGGTGAGCCTTCAATCGGTAGTCCTCTTGAATCGTCCTCTGACCGCCGATGTTCTCTGTGAATAGCTCCGCAAACTTCAGCCCGCGGTCTCCGAACCTCTTGATAGTTCGCTCTACCATCGCCGGAGCCCAGCTGTAGCCGGCTTCAACAAACTTGACGATGACGTGATGCGCTCCGGCAGCAGCCAACTTCTTGAATAGCAGAATGATCTGCTCGTTGTCGGTGACTCCCGGTAGGACCGGATTGCATTGTATGGACACGTAGATGCCGGCTCGCCGGAGCCGCGAGATGTCCTTGAAGTGCTCCTCAAGCGGCAGAGCGCCGGGAGAAAGCCGCCGCCAATCTTCCGGGTCTGGAGTGTTGATCGACTTCTGCGCGTAGCTGTGAGGGTTCTTCGTCAAGAGGTTGACCGCCCAATCGGGATAGCGGAGCCGGCTGAGAAAGAAGATTGGGAGACCTACGTTGACAAACTCCGTCGCCGCTCTCTCCGTGTTGTGATAGAAGCTCTCCAGCGGGGTGAACGGGTCCGTGAATGAAGAGAAGTAGCCGGCAGCACCACGGAGCATCTTGCTCAACTGCTTCTTGATCTGCTCTCCGTAGTTGATCGGAACCGTGATCAGCCCGGTCCCGCGGTAGCCGCGCATCCCAGAGTTGACGTAGCAGAAGGAGCAGCCAACGGCGCACCAACCGCCGTAAGGTTCCGTCAGCACCGCTTCGCTGAAGCACGGTCGCGGTCGGACTCCTTCCGGCTCGTGGAGCGACTTGTACCAGCCTTGAAGCGGCTTAGCCGTATCAATCCGCATGTGCGGATACGGCTCCAGATAGGCGGTGATGTGCTGCTTTCGCTCCGCCGCGGCATTGCGCGTCATCCCAATCGCCATATCGCGGACCTTCATTGGTCTCTGCGTTAGCTCGTCCTGAATGACTCGGATCGGTCCCAAGTCGTCAAACGGCTCCGGCCGCATAAAGTATTCATATTTCTCATATGCGGTGTTGACGTCATCGCCAATGTCTTTCGTTAGCCAAGCAGCTTCTTGATCCATTGCTTAGGCTCCTTTGAGCCAACTCAAAACGAGTCGCGGAACTTGAGAGCAGGCAGCGGAGCGGCAGAGGACTCCGGCGGTTTCTAGCCGCGCTCTCGCTCGCTGTATTGTATCGACTCTATTGCGCGTGTTCGTCTCGTTGAGCGGCTTGTCGTTGCCGGCTTCCGCTCGCCGCTTCCGGACCCGCTCCAGGCAGACATCGAGCGGAGTGTTCAGGAAGATTACGCGCAACGGCTCGTCCGCCGTACACAACCGCTCGTTCATCGCGAGAGTCTGCTTGACGTCCTCTGAGAGCAGGATACCTTCCATCAGCACGTGACCGCAATCGGACCGCTCGCGGACGAGCGACTGGAGTTGATCATAGCCGTGAATGGTATCGACTCCGCCGCAGGTCGATTCATATGAGCCGAGTACGGAGACGGAGAGCTTGGCGCTAATCCAGTGATAGTAGAGCGGGTTGCGCCGTCCCTCTATCCGTCCGATCTGAACGTAAGTTTGTCTGCTCAGCAAGTCCATAACGGTTCGCATAGCCGTTGTCTTACCGGAGCCGGACGTGCCGCGGATTTGGATGATCATGGTTGGAACTTAACCACGGCTAAACCAAGAGTGCTCCTACACCATTCGCGGTAAAACGACCTAACCAAAAAGTCAATTACAGAAACTGGATTCAATCCGCGCTCTAATCGGAGACCGCCCTGCTTGCCTACTGGCCCGCTAGGTATCTGACGAAAGGCTATCACCTTCATCTCCTCCAACCTACGATACAGAGCCGCTTCTAAGTTAACTGCATCCTTCTTATCTCCAGTCACGTAAACTCGATACAAAAACAAACACCCATTCTTATGACCGTGACTACGCTCTGCCACGTCTCCGCTCTGTCCTAGATAGAACCAACTCAAATCGTCGCTATCAACATTCACATACACCCCTGGCAATCCTTTGGACTCTTGATAGAGGACTTGCTCATGAGCCTGAAACCTGTGGGCCGCCGTTATCGGCCGTTGCTCCCTAATAGCTCTCAGAATCATTTCGCGCAGAGGATTCCAAACTGGTGTCCTGAACCTAGCCATCTCTCCCTTACGAATTGAATGCGTAGTTCTATCAGTCAACGCTCTCGCATATCCGAAGATATGACCTGTCGAATTCAATTTGAAGTACGGCTTGAACTCCGGAACCATATAGTCAACATAGTCAGCAAACATCCCGTTGTAAGGCTCGCGGCGGATAGTTGGCATGGCCGCCGGGTTCAATAGTATCTCCTGCTCAGTTATCCCCTTCTTGAGAAGCTCCCCAGACCACCACTCGTGCATCAGTATTTTCGTGACGGCTGGAACACTATCTTGAATCCAACGGAACCCGGCGAGAGTTTGTCCCATGGTTAAGCTCCTTGATAGCGACGTTTAGCCTTCCCGTCTCCGTTGCGGAGACGTTCGTACTTATCAAACTCGCAGAGTGAGTGCTCAATCTCCCGCATCTCCAGCGCCGGCATCCCGCGAAGGCGAGCGGTCGCGGTCCGGAGAAGGTCACGCATCTGATCTTGGAAGTCCGCCGGGCAAGGCGGAGAAGTTGAGTTGTCGCCTTTCGGGAAGTCCCGGCCTAGGAGCCGATACAGACCGCGGACGCAGCCAGGACCGGGATTGCACCACGTGAGCTTGTCCGGAGCCTTCTCAAGCAAGTAGGTGTAGCGAAGGTCGCATACGACTTCGTAAGCCATGAAGCCGCCCATCCCATCAAACTGAGTAAGCGCTTTATGAGCCGACTCCAACGTACAATCTCCCTGATACCTAGTATCACAGCCGTGAATGTGAGGATCGGTCTCGCCATCCTTATGGAAAGCTCTTAGCAACTCACGCCGCTTCTCCCAAACGTTATTCACTCTCCTAACAATAGCCTCCAGCTTCGGTTCTCCTGGGGGGGAGTTTATCATAAAGGCACCGGTGAATACCTGACCCTTCCGGTCGCGAATAGCTCCTAGCCGTCTCAGAGCTTCATTGGGGTCCCATTTAATCAAGAGTGAGTCCGGCGCAAACCGTTTCTCAGAGCACTGCACTCCTGCGTAGTTGAACTTGACTTCCTTCGCAACGCCTAGAGCCTCTCCGGTCTCCGGAAGGTTGAACCAGCGGAAGCAGATCGTAGCGAAGAGGACTTCGGACCGGTTGCGGAGCGGCTCGCGGATGTTCTCCTTGAACCAGATCGTGACCTTGTCCATCTCCCGGTACGGATGAGTGAAGAAGAACGACCGCATTACTTCGTCGTCAGTCCACGGCTTGGAAGCGCCGGCGCGACGGCGGAGAGCTATGCTGTACCGCTCGCGCATCCAGTACAAGAACCGGTTGAGCGGCGAGAGCTTGGCGACTTCGGAGATGATCATTGGTACAAACTTTCGATAGACCGCTTGTTGACTAGAACCGATAGCAGCCGCCATATAACGTCGCCTTCCATGCTCTGGTACAACATCCGCTCTACGTTCATTTGCGCTTCCTCTTCTTAGCCTTGTCAACCGCCGCCGTCGCCTTGTCCCAATGCTCACTCACGGACGTTAGCCGCTCCCGGCCACGCCTCTCTTCGGTCTCCGCCATCTTCAGCAGCTTGGGGTTGACGTAGGACTGGATGCGCTCGCGGACTAGGTTGATGAGCATCTGCGGATTCAGCGCGTCAAGCTCCCAGGACTCGTCCCCATACTCGTCCCGATAGGTCTTGAAGCGGCAATCCGTAGTCTTGGCCGGGTTCGGCGGTGGATTGTACTTCTTCACCTGATCCATGTTGAGCGCGATACGATTGATGGTTAGGTCCGCCGCTCGATGTTTCAGGAATATCTCAAGCCGGTCGCGGATGTCGCGGGTCATATCCATACCGGACGGGTCGTGATCACCTAGGTGAATGATGACTACCTCTTGGCCGCCGTCGATGTAGCCGCGGAGCCGGTTTGAAGTCTCCCACATCTCGCTCGCGGAGACGTAGCCGCGGCAGGCGAAGAAGGGCACGTCAAGATCGGAACAGTGCGGCTGGATCGTACTCGCCTGGGCGTCCTTCTCCACCCAGACCTCAACCCGGCGCTTCTGCTCAGCCCAGCGGTCAACTCGGAATTGCTCCGCGGCGGATCGGATAAGGTCCGCCGGAGTCTCCCAATGCGAGTGAGTCAAGAGGTTCCGGGTCCGATCCTCTAGCGCCAGCCAGCTAACGAGACCGGCGAGCCGGGCATTGGTCATGATAGCCTGAAGCCAATCGTAATTTGGCTGAGCATTCTTCGTTCCCTTCGGGTCCTTGCGCCAACTCTTCCCGGTCCAAGTCCAGGTCCGATTATCAGGGAACCAATCACGACCTACGAACTGATAGTACAGACCGCGGACCGTCAGCGTAATTCCGAGAGCTTGAAACTCGTCAATGATCTCATTAGCGCGGCGGATCACGGAGAGCGTAGCCGCCTTGAAGCGCATCGGTACGTATCGAATTTTCATTACATCAAGCCGAGCAAGCCGCTGATGATCTGCTCGGCTTCCTTTCTATTGTTGGCGATGTTTTCGGCTACGTCCTGTTTGCCGGCTTGCAAGGCGCACTCAATAGCGATGTTTACGGCTTCTACAGGACTGATATCAACCGCTTCAGCGCTTCCGACCGTCTTGATCAGAAGGCGCATTGGAGATTCAATAGTCCTTCTAGCAAACTCGCTCAACATCGCCTTGCTCCCGATAAGTCAGCACCGCTTCTTGTCCCTGGAAATCAACCCGCGATAGCTCGCCAGGTATGTTGTGATCTCGCGCTAGGAGCTTAGAAGTAGCTTTCCATCTACCCCACTCTGTTGAGTCCCTTACTTCGTCAATGAATCCGGTTCCGCCGTAGGTTCGCAGACGAACCGTGACCTGCGTTCCAAATCCGGCGACTCGCGATATGTCGAGCACTCTCATACGGCTACGGCCGGGACATCCTCTGTCTTGGCCCAATTGTTCGGGTGATAAGCGTAATCAACCTTGAGCGGGATGCCGATGTCGTTGCCGCTCTCTTCCATCAGCGACTTGAGCTTCAGAATCTTCGGAAGGTTGCCGCCAGGGAGCTTACTGCGAGGGAAGTCAAACACGAGTTCATCGTGAACCTGCATTACTGTGAAGTGATTCGGCAGGCTCGCGATATACTCTTGCGCCCTCACCATAGCTCGACACATACACCACATCGCGGTCCCTTGGACGTGATAGGAGAGCGGGACCGTAGGCTTGATCTTGCCCCAGGCATCTCGCTTGACCTGAAGCGGATAAGCTCCCATCTCCCGGTCGATCATCGTATTGACGTAGCCATTGCGAGCCGCAAAGGCAATTGTCTGCTTGCTTAGTTCCGAAATAGCCGTGAACCGCTCCTTGATTCGATGCTGAGCGCCCTTGACGTGATAGGCGGTATCCGCGGTCCCGCTCTCCTCTTGAGCACCGTACTGTACCGCGAAGTTCCCATTCTTGGTCCACTGGTACCAAGTGGACTTGAAAACCTTCTTACAGTCGGCTCCGTACTTCGCGAACTTCTCCGGATGGAGAATGTCAAAGACAAGTAGATGATAGGAACCGTAGTATGGGCCGCGGTCCGGATGCTCAAACAATTCTATCATCGCTGCTTCTCCGGCTTCATAGGCCGGTATCCGCAGCTCAAGGTTCTCATAGTCGAGCGACCACCACTCACGGCCGGGAGCCGGTCCGAAGCAGTAGCGAAGGTTGAAGCCTTCCTGCTTGCTGATGTTCTGTTCGTTAGGGTTCGATGAGGAGAAGCGGAGAGTTGCCGTCCCGGTCGGATTGAGCGACGGGTGAAGCACGATAATGTCAGACCAGCGGACCGCATCCCCTAACGTCGCTTGAAGAATTTCTAGGCCGGCTCGCTCATAGCCGTCCATGTAACTCACGGCCGTATCGCGCTGCCGCTTGCCGCGAAGGTTCTTCACGAATACTCCCGGCTTGCTCTGTTCCGGTAGCTCCGCCATCCAAGCCTCAAGAGTCGTCTTGTCAACAGACGGCTCGCCGGTCTTGTCACTGTACTTGAGCGGAACCAACTTGAAGTCGCTGAAGAGGACTTCGCGCATTGCCTTCGATGTCCCAGACTTCGGAAGGCTCGCGAGCTTCCCCCCAGACAGAGCTAGGCAGACCTTCTCTGAATGAGCGGCTTGTTCGACGTACTCAGCGCGAAGCTCCTTTAGCCGCTTCCGATTGTACGTGACTCCGCGCTTCTCCATCTTGTAGATAATCTCGATGAGCCGCCGCCGGAGTTGATAGAGAGCAAACAACCCGCGGTCTTGAAGTATCTCAATCTGGAGTTGACCTAGGGGCAGAGTCACTCCGGAGTCAACCAGGTGATAGTCTCGGCAGACAGTCCAATAGGTATGCGCAGGAGAGAGCTTCGTGGCTTTGGCTACGGCTCGCGGCAACCACATGTCCCACTTCCATAGCTTCTCATCGCCGCGAGCGGACGGCAAGCCGGGGTCGTTCTTCTTCGCTATGCGCCACTCACCGTACTTCTCAATGAACTCCTTATTGCGGACGAGCCGCCGGCATTCCGTAACCGCCTGCTGGAGCGCGTCCTCATACGGCTTGATGTCAATCCGGAGATAACGGAGAGCCATTGTGGTTAGGTCGTGAGGCTCGCCGCTCGCGAGTAGATGCCCCATCAGGAGCGTATCGTGAACCCGGCCGAACCAATCCTGCTTCCATTCCAGACCGGCTGAGACGAGAGCGCGAATATCAAACTTAGCATTCTGAAATACGGTCTCGCTGCACTCCTCTAAGTTCTCCTCAATCTCCGCTAGGTCTCCGTCCGGTATCTCAACCGCTCTTGTCAGAGGGTCAACGTCCCATTCCCAAAGCAACGGGTCATCGGCTCCGGTATTCCGCGAGACCATGAACGGCCGGCAATCGTGGAACAGGTCCACTCCAGTCGTTTCAGTATCCCAACCCCCAGCTGGAATCATTCGTCAGAACCTTCTTGAAAACTAGAAGCGCCGCCGCAGGAATTGAACCTGCCTCACTCTCCCGCGGTGAGAGTCGCAGAGCTATGCTAGTCGTCACTAGCTTACGCTCGCCAGCAAACGGCGAATAAGGAGACCGCGGAGAACGTTACCAGATATTGGCAATGACGACTTCCATCACTGCTTCTAGCCACGCCGCTCTCCGCGGTCAGGAAGTCCTACACCCAAGCCGTAGGACTCCCGGCGACTAAGCGCTGCCCAGCGCCGACCAGGCAATGCCCTTGTAAATCTTCTTGGGGTCAGCGACGTTCTTGAGATTGACCGTCTGCTTGGCCTCATCGACGTAGGTGATTTCATGTTCGGCCGACTTGGCATCCTTCGGACCCTTGAACATGTAAACATCTTGGACAGCCGGCTTCCATTCATCAGAGCCGCCTTCCGCCGGAGCCGCCCCGCCCTTCGCCGCGGCGATGGCTGCTGCGGCTTCCGACCACGAGTTGGCAGCAACGGTATCAACACCGCACTCGGCTCCGGCCGCGGTCAATTGCTCAACGGCCGCATCGTCTCCGGCATCTGCTGCCGTGCCGACCGCTTCCCAATCAACGGCTTCCGCCGGAGCGGAGCCGGACTGGTCATCAACTCCGGCCGCGCCGTTAGAAGCCGCCGCTGAAGCCGGCGCATCTTTCGCCTCACCGTCAAAGTCCGTCCGGACACGACCAGGCTGATTGGTCGTGGGATTGGTCGGCTGCCAGGTATGGAATCGGAAGAGTATGCGCGACTTGATCATTGCTCCGAAGAGGTTCTCAAGCTCCGCAACCGCACCGGCTCCGCCTTTGAGTTGACCGGTAGCCGCTCCCAACTTCCGTAGCTCGTTGAGCATGTCCGCCCAATGCTCATCGAACGACTTGGGGTTGCTGAACTTCTTCGGGTCATCGCAGAGAGGGATGGTCATTGACGCTTGGCGACCGAAGCAGTCAACAGGCTGGCTGTTCTTGACGACTCCGGCGAAGTACACAAACGGCTCACCCTTTGAATCGCCAGTCTTGTACTCTCCGAAGTGGATATCTGAAAGCTCCGCGAGACCGCTGATGTTCGGCGGTAGGTCTCCGCCGCCGCTGAAATCGGTCTCGTCATTCTTGTGCGCCTGAAGCGCCTTGTCTGCGCCCTTCTTCATCAGCTTCCCGTGAAGAGGGTTCGCGGCTTTCTGAGCAGGCATTCTACTTACCTCCAATTGAAAACAGGGACAGGTGATATCAAAACCCGGCGAACAGCGGCCTGCGACACTCCTCAGATACTACGAGCAGCTGAGGACAGGTTGTGGTAGCAGTCTCCGTCCGCCGGGAATAAGACAACCCTCTTAGTATAGCCGAGAGGGTTAGGCAGCGGAGCCGGCAACTAGCTTTGCAATTTTGTTGTAGGTCGGATCAACGATAACGTCCGGCAGCTTGTCTCGGAAATGCCGCGGGACTCGGAACTTGGTATTGTAAACTGGGTGTGGTCCGACCCGCAGGCAAAACTCCGTACATTCTTCATCGACTTCTGTGACTGCGTTCATACCGGCTACCTTCTTCTTGACCTTCTTGGTCCCTTGGCGTAGGAAGGTCTGAACTAGGTATTCCACGCTAGGTCCGATCCAGCCCGCGACCGAAGGCGAGACCGCACAGCCGACGTGAGGATCAAGGATGTCACTGCTCCTTCCTTCACTGTCAAACACTCGCTCTTGAGCGACGATGATGACGTGACCTTCAAGAGCAAGCATCTCGCGGAGAAGGTCCTTGACCATCGCACCGACTTCACCCCACTGCTGTTGGGTCGCGACTCCCCAGCCCATCTGCGCCGGCAACTCTTCCTTCTTCAGAACCTTCTTCAACGCAAGCTCCTGAAGAGTTGAGACACTGTCAAGTACCGTGGTCACAAACTTCCCGGTCTCGCGGACGTGAGCCGTAAGCTCTCTGAATTCTTCCGGCTGTCTCAGATCAACGTCCAAGATGCCGGGAATCTGATACACACTCCGCCGTCCGTCATCGTCAGGCGGTCTGATGTAGAGGAGCGGCTTGGGGAAGTCGCAGGCCAGTGTTGTCTTGCCGGTTCCGCTCTTGCCGTAGAGCGCCATCCTGATTCCGCGGTCCGGGCATTCAATCGGCCGGATGCGGTCAATGACGCTAGAGGACTCCTCAACGACCTGCGCCGCTCCTCTATTGACCGGAACTGGTCGTTGGCGACTTACGACGGGCATGTTGCTTCTCCATTTGTTTGATACTCTTAACCTCTCGACTCTTCGCGCGACGAACTATCACACCCCATTCTCGTTGCGTCATCGTCTCAAGGACTCCGATGACCTCACGAACCTCTGGGCAGCCGTTCCCTACTTCAGACGCACTGCCTACTTCGCTCGCGCCATACTTACAATCGCACATCGACGGAGCCTTGTGCGAGTTATCTCCGCGACCGTACAAGTCATAGGCGCAGAGGCTCCGCTGAATCTTGCGGAGACCTTCTATCAGTTCAAGTCTCTTAGACATAGGTCACCAGGCTGGTATGGGCCGCGGCGGTTCTGCTTCCTCAAGGCAATCGCAAATCTCGTTCAACTGTTCGCGGGTGAGAGTGAACGTGTCTTGCTCTTGATCAGCCTTACTCCGTCCGCCGTCATTGACGTAGGCATCAAGAGCCTTCCTGAGAGCCGCGATGATAGTTTGTCTCTTGTTCATACCGCAAGCTCCGGAAACAGATCATCAACCTTGTCGAGATACCGCGCATTGCCGGTCCTCAGATAGTCGTCATATTCGCTCTCACGACCTTCCAAGGTAGGGTTCCAGACTCCGTAGGGCAGACGGAAGTGGACATTGCCGATTCCGTTAGCTGCTTCCGTCTCTGACCGCCTCCAAGGATTAAACGGGTCAACAGCAATCCACTCCCACCAGTCGCACAACTGTTCTAGGATCGGATTGAGAGACTGGCGTTGAAACTCTAGTAGCTCGTCTCGCGAGACCTCAACCCGCCATCGCATGAAGAACTTCGCCGCATTCTCTTCAATGATCTTCCCTAGCCGCTGATAGAACTGCTCGTCAGTCTCGGCTCCCTTCTTCTCCTTACCGCGACCTTTGAGCTGGATGATATTGAACTCCCGGCCGGAGAGCGGACGGCGGACAACGTTATACCGAAAGCCGCGGACCGGCCATGACTTGGTAGTTATCTCCGCCCAATTGACCACGGCCGTAAGATAGGTCATGGACTGAAGATCGTAAGTGATCTGCGACTTGATCTGCTCTTCCCTGACGTCTCCCTTAGTCTTGTTCTCCTGAATATAGATTCCAACCGGAGCTTCCCGAATCAAGTCCACGGCATCCCACTTGCCGCGCAGGCGGACCGTCCGACCGGATGGGAGCCGGTACGGCACGCTGAATTCGGTCTCTTGGTAGATGGGATTCCGCGACTTGACGTCAGGATGCGTAGCCCACCACTTGAGATAGATCGGATATTGAACCTTGGCGACCTTGTACCACTTGTCAATATCGTTTGCTGACTCCCGGTATTTGTCGATGAGTTGCTTGGCGTAGGTCTGAAGCGCCGGCAACCAAGGCTTCTTCGCCGCGGTAGCTTCCTCGCAATGATGCCAGAGAGAGCCGTACTCTAGGCGGTGATTGAATCGGTCCTTCTCCTTCAGACCCTCAACGACTAGGAGCCGGAACCGTTCGCGGTCAGATAGGAACCGGCCCAAGAGCGACTGAGTCACCCCATCCTCTTCCGGACCGCGCCATACCGGCTGCCGGTTCGCTCGCCGCTCCATCGCGCCGGAGATGCTGTCAGAAAGCCTACGCTGAAGCGGAGAGGAAAGAGGCATTTGAGAGACCTACTGAAGAGAGGCGAAGGCATCCGAGAGTTGTACGACCGCTCGCTGATACATCAGCCCGCGCTGCGAGATGTCAGCCTTGAGGATAGCCGCCGGGTGAGTTATCTCGGCTATGCCTTGGCAACGAGCAGCCCAGGACTTATTCTTGGCTTCCTTCCCGGCTATCTGGCCAACGCAAATGATAAGGTCCGGAGCGCAAATCCGCAAGAACCTGTCGAGCCGCGGAGCGCACGCCTCAATCTCCGCCGGCCAAGGCTCGCCGCGCTTCCGCCCGTCCTCATCTTTGGGAATACAGCCCACGATATTAAACCAGGCCATGCGCGGAGCTTCCATGCCTAGGTCTCCTAGGGCAGCCGCTATCTGCTTGTCTAGGAGTTGCCCAGCCGGACCTACAAACGGCTGCCCCAGCACGTCCTCGCTGTCGCCGGGACCTTCTCCTACAAACAGAACCCTAGCCGGGAGAGAGCCGCGAGCGAACACGACCTGCTTACGACCGGCGGCCAAGGCGCACTTCGCGCAGTCTCTCCAAGCCGAGACAAGCAGCTGATACGGACTGAGAGGTTTCATAGGAGAAGTAGAGCGGCAGACAATCCGAGTACAACTAGGGCAAAGAAGGAGAACACAACGGTTATGATGCAACCGCTGTCGCCGGAAGTCCAGCGGTCATTATCTCCGCGGAGCATCTTCTCATAATCATCTATGTCCCTGATCGACGGACAAAACAAGCTCTCCTTCATCTCCTTTAGGTCTCGCGGCGGCGGTCCGTTGTATCCCATATCATCACCCGGTAAAGAAGGCAGAACGTGTCCCATGATCTCACTTCCCCTGAAGATCAAACACGAGCGAGACGAGCGACTTATCAAACCACTCAGTCTGTAGTGTTTCGCCTTCGCGGTTCGGCATCATCTCCCACTCGCAGAGAACCGTCCCAGCGGTCTCGTCAACGGCAATCGGCTTGAGCAGCCGTTCAAAGGCGCGGTGCGAAGGCGGGAGACTAACCCGCGCCCCGAGGAACTTTCCCGGTAGCAAGGCAATCATCGGTTGCTTCTTCTGACCAGTCATCAAAGTCCTCCATAGAGCCGGAGCCAATCCGCAATGAGCAAACTATCGGCCACCGAGTTGTTAATCTGATTTGCGAGTGACGGCCAGCGCTCCTGCGCTCTCGCTCTTGTTATCCGCTTATCTCCCTTCGTCAGACACTTCAACTTGCCCTGCCACTCTTGAGGAGTCGGCTCCAAGTAGCGAATCTTGCGGCCGGTCAGGAGACCGCGAAGGAAGCCATATGACCAGGCGAACTTGAACGTGGATGCGACTCCCTGACCGGGCATACTCCGGACCTTCTCCAGCGCCGCAACGAGCCGGCCGGGCAATTGGGAGAGACCGGCGAACCACTCGTCAATCTCGTGCTCCGTCGCCTTCTCAAATTGAATCGACCGCAGGAAGCCTTCGCCATTTATGAGGACCCTGCCCTTGTCGTCAACGAGCGAAGCGGAACCGCTGCTGAACCCCGGATCAATGCCCAAGTAGAAAGTCCGCTCCGTTTGCCCGCCCCAAGTGGCGAGCGGAGCCGGAGCGCGGCGGACCGGGACTGGATGGTTCATCGACCGTTCTTGTGAGCTTGGATACGGAGACGGTCCCGGCCTAGGTCAATTACCTTGACCTGAATACCAAACTGAGTCGCTCGCTGGTACAGATAAACCGTCATGCTCCGAAGAGAGCACTTGAAGTCTTTACCGCGGCGGAGCGTATGGCGCTTGCCATCAAGCCAACTGGTCCAGGGATACTTCTGTCCAGTGCCCGGCGCAGGTCCGAACTTGGAGCGACGTTTGCGAGCCTTTACCATTGCTCTAGTATAGCCGCTCCGTTCCCAGCAAGCTAGTTCTGGGGAAGAGTCCGGCGGCTACTCCCACCAGTCAAGAAGATCGTTGGGCAGAGGACGGTCTTGATCATCGGCTTCTTGCCAACCTTCGTCCCAAGCCCAAGCCCAGCAGTCAAGTTCCGGTTTGTCAGACTGAAGATAGGGATTGAGAGAACGGTTGAGGTTCTCTTCGCGAGCCGTGAACCCCTGGCACATTGCTGTATAAGGCTGGTGAACCTTATCAGTTGATGGATCGTCAGGGTAGGCAATTAGAGGGTCATCCTCTTCCTCAGTCATACTACCTCTCCAGGCTAGTAGCGCTCTAGTAGTAATCAAGCGCGCCTGACTGGTGAACCGCGCTTAGTAGTACAACGCTATTGTACCTTACTTCTTCCCCCCAGAAGAGAATTAGTCTTTCTCTTTGTCTTACTTTCTCTTTGTGCCACTTAGGAAACCAAGCCGCAAAACACGTCGTACTCCGCGGTCCCTCGCAGCGGACCGGACGAGCGAGAGGACGGAGCCGGAGAGGTTGCTCAGAGAAATAAACCTCTGACCCCGTCCGGAAAGATTTTTGCCGGATTGGTATTGTCTGAACTGTCCTAGTAGGGTAGAACGACTCGCCTTGGTCCTACGTCTCTGGACTCAACTGAGTGTCAGTTGGGCGAGACGTACTGCAAGAAGGAGCGTTGGTATGCCAAGAGTAATTCGGATAGCGGACTTGGTTGGAGCCGCTCGCGAGTATGCGATGGGGTTCCACGAATCGTCCGCTGATGATTGGGAGCTTCCCGAAATCTCAGAAGAGACGGTTGTGCGTCCGGAACCTACTCCGGCTCTACCGCCTTCTATGGGGCAGTCTCTTGACTTCAAGTCGAGACCGCCCAAGCCGCTTACCGGCGGTCGTTCCCTTCTAGCCGGATAGTTTTCCGGCTCGTTGTCTTTCGTTTCTCACCAGTCTAGGAGTCTAGGTATGTCCTCACCAAATCGGCGGGTGCGGCAGTTGGCCGTGCTCGCTGAGCAGTTCCCTGTTTACTTTACTCACCAGTTTGCTAAGGAATCAGTCAATGCAGGAATCGACCCCAACGCCGCAAGCAGCGCCGAAGAAGCCGCCCAGACCGAAGAAGAAGCCGCCGCAGCAGCCGCCGAGCAAGAGCGACAACGGCGCGTCATCAGAGGCGGCACCAGTCTCTCCGGCCAAGCACAAATCCGCTCGCGACCTGCTCACCGCTCCGCGCGTCAGAAAGGCGGTAGTGTACAAGGCGGTTGATGTGCGTGTGTATCTCCGCGAGAAAGGCGAAGGCTTAACAGCGGACCTAGCGAAGGAGATACTCGGCTGGTCTGAAGAATCGGAGCATATCAAGTTTGGGGAGAAGTACCGGTTGATTGACTTCAACGGCAAGAAGGTCCGTTGCGAGAACAACACCGCGAATCGTCCCTACTATCCGGCGACGGCTGAGGACTGGATGCTTGAGATTCTCCGCGCCAAGTGGCGGTTCAACGGAGAGTCGATCATCATCGACCGTCACGGACTCCTTCACGACGGTCAGCATCGGTTGATCGGTCTCGTCCTCGCAAACCAGGAGTGGGAGCTTGACCGGAAGCGGACGGAGCCGCGGTGGCAAGCCTATTGGAAGGAGCCGCCCAACATCGATGCGCTCGTTGTTCTCGGTATCGTCGGGACCGATGACGTGGTGAATACTATTGGAACCGGCAAACCGCGAACTATCATTGACGTTCTCTACCGCTGCGCTTGGTTCGCGCAGATGGACGAGAAGAACCGTCTGGCGGTTGCGAAGGCAGCGAGCTATGCAGTGAAGTTGATGTGGGACCGAACCGCCCAGAATTTAGAGTTCACTCGCAAGACCGGGTTCAAGCCGCGCCGGCCGCACTCTGAGTCGCTTGAGTTCATTATGAATCACGAGCGCATTCTGGAATCGGTCCGGTTCATCTACGAAGAGCAGATGCCCGATAAAGGAAGTGAGGGCAAACTCACCGGTCTGGGCGTTGCCGTCGGCTATGCTGCGGGTCTCCTCTATCTGATGGGAAGCGCTCGCAGCGATAGCGACGTGTATGACAAGGTCAACAACGAGACCGCGCTTGATTGGGGTCTCTGGGACAAGGCTCAAGAATTTTTCGTAGACATCTGCGCTAATGGAAAGGCGACAGAGGAGCTTCGCGAAGAACTGCTTGACGTCAGTGCTCTACTCGCGGGCGGTCTCGCCAATGCCCAGAGGATCGGAACTATCATCAAGGCCTGGAATCTCTTCTCAGATGGAAAGGAGATAACCCGCGAAGATTGCCACATGGACCTGGTTGTTGACGGAGAAGGGAAGCCGACTCTGACTAGTAATCCGATCATCGGCGGAATCGACGTGGGGACGGTGAAGGAAACGGCCGCAAGCGGTTAGGAAGCCGGCCTGAATAATCAATAGACCCTTGGGATTTTCCCAGGGTCTAGGAATCTTCATAAATCCTTCCGGAATTCGTCAAGAGGTACTAGACCGCAGCCGACTACTCTACTAGGATAGTCTGTAGGTCGATAACCCCAACCGAAGGAGAACGAAGATGAACAAGTTGTACCAAGTCCGCGACACAGACGGCAACCTAGTACTGATCGGTCCGATGAGCACCCTACGGCAAGCCTTCTATCTCCGCGAAGCGGCTGAGGAGCGCATCGAGCGAGAGACCGATACCGACCGGCCGGAAGGGCAGCACACCGGTGGCTTCTGCCTTCTTTGCTTCAACGACAAACGCACCGCCATCGCGACTACTCGCACCGTGATGGTCGCGCGGTTTGACGCCTCTCTTCTTGGCGAAGGAGTCTAGCTATGAAGGTCAGAATCCAAGCTACGATTGAAGTTGATATTGAGGTGACCGTCCACGCCAAGGACCTAGAGCGGGTCCGCGGGTCCGCGGAGTTTGAGGACGAGACCTTGGCCGCCGTCGCCGCCTACCAGAAGGCTTTCGGCCGGTTGCCGGACACGCACAGCGTAGTCGATTGGCAAGCCGACATCGTCAGCGAAGGAGCTAAGTCATGAAGAAGGCTACCCACGAAGGTCATTGTCAGGTTTGCGGTCATCGCCAGAAGCTCCCAGCCGGAGTCCTCAGCCAGCACGGCTATACGGTCCGCTGCGGCTTCTTCTCCGGAGTCTGCTGGGGCGCGAAGGCTCTCCCGTTTGAGCAGGATATCAGCCTCATCAAAGGCGCAATCGCGAGAGCGACGGAACGAGCCGCGGAGCTTCGGAAGGAAGCCGCCAACTGGCGCAAGTCGCTCGACCACAACCGTGTCATCGGTCAGTTCTATCTCAACTCAACGGAAGTCTACCGCCTTCGTCTCGGCAACCGCGGCGGATACTTTGAACTCCGCGGCGGACTAGAAATCAAGGACATCGTCCGTACCGATTACTCATACCAAGAGGTTTGGTTCATCTCCGCGGAGTATCCGGACCTCAAGCAAAAGGTTGAGACCTACGGGATGACCGGCGACTTGATCACCGGAGTGACGAAGCAGCTCAACGAGCAGACCGCCGCTCGCATCGACATCATCGTCAAGCGGGCAGAGGACTACGTTGCTTGGCAGACCGCTCGCATCAAGGGTTGGAAGCCGTCCGCTCTCATCCCGGTTGTCGTCAAGCCGAAGTCCGGCCGTCGTCCCCCGCTCTCTCGCCGCTACTAGGAGCCCAGCTGTGCTTCGCCTAACCGCCTTAGAGCGAGAAATCATCCGTCACCGCCTAGTGCTTCCGGAGTGCATCGCGGAAGCTCTCGATGACGACGCAGAGAACATCGGGCTGCTTTGCGACCAGCTCAACGTCCTCATCGACGGAGACCTTGAGGACATCTCTTCGGAAAATTGTCACGACCCGTTTATGGCGCGTGAGGTTCTCGCGGAGTGCCTTGAAGGATCGACCTACTGCGGCACGTCCATCTCCGCGGAAGGCGGCGGAGAAATCAGCCCGCAAAAGCTCCGCGCCGTAATCCGGACCGCGGAAGCTCTCGCCTCAAAGCTCAGTCCGTTCATCGGCCGGGAGATTATCCCGGCGACTTGCTAACCCATTTCAACGAAGGAGATTTGCTATGTCCAAATTCAACCTCCAAACCGAACTTCAGAAGGCTTGGGACTGGTGCTGGAAGTTCTACTGCGAGCCGTCGCCTTGCATGCCCTACGGGACGAAGAAGGGAGTGGTCAAGACTCTTCCGCCGCGGCAGACTTGGCTTTGCGCTTCGGACCTTGAGCGACGTATCCGCGCTGCCGCTCGCGAAGCTCTCGACAACGTACCGGCCGGGACCTACGGCCAAGACGGAACCGGCAACGGAGTCCGCATCACCACCGGGTTCCGCGGCGGACTTCTTGATGCGGTCCGCGATTGGCTCCGCAATCAACTCGCTCAACGCAAGCTAGAGGCACACAACTTCGGTCGCGGTCATTGCAGCGGCATGCGGTTCCGTCCGGTTGGGATGGGGGTCCCGGTCGCAGAGGCGAAACATATTCAAGAGCGGCGCGACCGGCTTGACGGGAAGGACAACCGGCCGATTCACTTCCGAGACCCGGCGAAGCAGGGCAGTTGGAAGCCGGTTTGTATCAAGGCTCGTCCGCGGTCCGCGTACTCCTCTCACCGCTCCAAGTCCTCAGCCCGGCTAACCAACGACCGGGAGAAGGTCACTTGCCCGCGGTGCCAGAAGCTAGTCGCTGCTCTACCGCCGCCCAAGTTCACGGTCCGGTTCTACCTCTCGGAAGCCGATATGCCGGGGTCAGTACTCAGCGAACCCATTGACGTTTCGGACGAGAGCGATGAGGCTATTGAGGAAGCGCGGCGCCAGTGCGAAGCTACCGGAAGGCAGTTGGAGATTGAGCCCAAGACTGACTTTCCAGGCTTCATTCTCTACCGGGACGGTACAGAAATTGGGGGTGGTTGATAATTCCGGAAAGATTTATCAAACCCCTATAGACGCAAGGGAACCGTTCTAGTAGGCTAGTCTCTAGTTCGGTTCCCTTTCTCATTACGAAGGATCACTCAGATGAAGGCTCCCCTCTCTATCGGAACGAAGGTCACGGTTGTCGATGACGTCGCCGGTCCCGTTGAAGGAGTTGTAACCGGTTACCATCGGGACGGCTCGCCGCTCGCAACGTTCAACGGCTCTCCGCCGGTCGTTCTTCACGAAGGGTTGTATGACGTAGCCGGCGCGACGAAGAGCACGGCCAAGTTCACTAAGAGCAACACCCGGCCGGTTTGCCTCTGCGACCTACGGCCGGGAATGATCGTGGTCAATCTCGATACTCAGACGTTCCGCCGGGTTCTCAGCCGGCCGCAGGACACTCGCCGGAGCGGCTACACCTACGTGAAGACAACCGGCGAGCCGGTCAACGGGTTCGGCTTCAACCAAGTCCACGTCGCCTACTAACCAATCTCAATCGGAGACCTACCGTGAAGAAGTCCGCCCCCAAGTCCAAGGCAGTGAAGAAGTCCGCTCCGGCTAAGCCGGTCGTCAAGGACCAGAAGGAAGCCGCCGCGGTTCCGGTCCATTCCAACGATCAGAAGGAAGCCGCGGCGAACCCGACGAAGAAGCGCCCCAACATCGTCTCCGCAGAAGGCTTTGCTTGGTACGGTATGTCGGGCTGGTGGAAGGACGAGTACGCAACTCTCAAACCGGCTACGCTCGCGAGCCTGCTGGAGGCGAAGAAGGCTCCTAGCAGTCGGCTCATCGACTCTCTCCGGCGAGCGGCCAACCCGCTCACGGCTCCGGTCCCGGCTAGGCCGGTCTCTCAGCAGCCAGTAAAATCGGCACCCGTAGCCGTGTCCAAGCCGTCCCCAACCCGTACTCCACCCAAGCCGGTCCGTACTGCGCCGGCTGCCGCTCCGGCAACGGAGCCGCCAGGATACGGTTGCCCAGCCGGGTGCGTGGAAGCGGAGCCGGGACAGGCCTGTCCAGTTTGCGGAGCCGTCCGGCCGCTCCCGGTCGTTCCCCTCGCAGAGGTTCGCCGGGAGACCGCGGATGCCCTAAGCCGCGCTGGTCTCTCCCGGCTCTCGGATCGCGCCGCCGGGAAGCCGGTTGCGCCGCTCCTCACACCCATCACTCCTCAGAGCAACTACGGTTACGGCCGGGTTACGGCTCCGCACCTCATCATCGAAGCTCTCGCCGGAACCGGCAAGACCACGACCCTGGTTGAGGGTCTGAAAGTTGTCCGCGGACTCCCGACCAAGTTTCAGCCGTCGCCGCAGCAGGCGGTCATTTGGGACGCCATGGCGCGGAGCCGCGGCGCTAGGTCAATTTGTTTCGCTGCCTTCAACGTCTCCATCAAGGACGAGTTGACGAAGCGTATGCCGGAAGGTTGCCAGGCCAAGACACTTCACGGTCTAGGCTTTGCGGCGGTCGCGAAGGCGGTTGGTCGGAATACCAACCTCATCGTCAACCAGAATGGCGAGAGGGTCTGCGACTATATCGCGGAGATTGTTGACAAGCCGTTCCAAGCTCTCCGGAAGGATCGACCGGAGTTTGTCTCCGCGGTCCGCCGGCTTGTTAGCCTCTGCAAGATGACGTTGACCGGAGCCCATCAGGATTCCGAGACGGAGACCCCGGAACAGTTTGAAGAAGCTCTCCACGGTCTCTGCGACCACTTTGAGATTGAGGTTGACGGCAACGATTGGGAAGAGATTGTCAAGCTAGTCGGCTCCGTTCTTGAGAAGTGCGCGAGCCTTTCTAGCTCTATCGACTTTGACGATATGCCTTGGCTGCCTATCGTCCTCAACCTTCCGATCTGGCGCAACGACCTTCTCTTGGTTGACGAGTTTCAGGACCTGAACCGATGCCAGCAGGCTCTCGCGATGAAAGCCGGCTCGCGGATCATCGGATGCGGCGATGTCAATCAGGCCATCTACGGGTTCGCCGGAGCGGATAGCGAGAGCATGCCGCGGATGTTTGGCTTACTCAGCCGGACCCCGGCCGGTTGCGAACGGCTACCGCTAACAGTCACCCGGCGCTGCGGCCGGGCAATTGTTGAGCAGGCTAAGGCTATCGTGCCGACCTTTGAGGCGCACGAGAGCAACTGCGAGGGGAAGGTTAGCCGCCGTGCTCTTGAAGGAGTCCCGTTTGCGACCGCGACAGAGAACGACAACGGGACCCGCTCCGGAGTTGAAGTGGAGCGGACCGGCTACCGCTACATGGCTCAAGACGGAGACTTTGTCATTTGCCGTACGACCGCTCCCCTGGTCAGCCAGTGCCTACGCTTCCTCAAGGAAGGTCGCAAAGCGGTAGTCCAAGGCAGGGACATCGGCCAAGGTCTCCTCAAGCTCATCGACAAGTTTGAAGTTGATACCGTTCCGGAGCTTATCACCGCGACCCACGGATGGTACGATCTAGAAGTCAAGAAGCTAGAAGCGGAGAAGCACCCGTCAGAGGCGAAGCGGATTGCCCTTGACGACCGCCGTGACTTGATCCTTACCTTCTGCGAGGACATCAAGACCGTCGCGCAGGTCCGCGAGCGGATTGAGAGGATATTCAGCGACAGCACGACAACGGGCATCCGGCTCTCGACAGTCCACCGGGCAAAGGGACTAGAGAGCAAGCGCGTGTTCATCATCCAGCCGCCGGGAGCTTCGATGCCCCACCCGTCCGCGAAGTCTCCCTGGCAGCTCAAGCAAGAGTACAACCTCAAATACGTGGCTATCACCCGCGCGATTGAGGAGTTGGTTTGGGTCTCCTAGACTTCCTAGGAGCCGGTTCCGAGTACCTAGTTGAAGAAGAAGGTTATGAAGGCGAACGAAATGAGTGCGATGTTAGACGTTGCTGGCGAGTCAGAAGTGACGGTTGCCGGCTCCAAAGGCAGGGAAGCCTACGTCATCGACAAGTTGCTTAAGGATGGTCGCTGCGTCCTCTGCTTGATGACCGAAGAGAGCGACGGGAGCGACGTTGATTGCGTGATCTATTCCGAGACAGAGCGGAGCAAGGCTTTCCGTCACCTGGAGAAGGCTTTCAACTTGCTCGACACGGCGGCTCCGGATAAGAAGTATCGCGACGAAGTCAAGCGCGAACTTCACCAGGTCCTCAAATTCATCGAATGCGACTAACAAACCGCGGAGAGGGATGGTTGATATTTGGACTATCAGCCTGGCGTGACGTCACACCCTCTCCGCATTTCCTTTCGGCTTCTATCTCACCTCACCATCGGAGACTCGGCTATGCGTTTCAAGACCTACTTGCGGCACCTAGTTGCCTACCTTTGCGACCTAGCGTTTGACGGCAAACGTCCGTTGTTCGCTACGGAAGAGGAGCTTGCTGCCGCGGCTCGCCTTCATCCCAACACCGTTTACAAGCTCCGGACCGGCCGGACGGTTGACCCCAAGCTCCAGACCATCTGGAAGATTTGCAAAGCCGTCGATGCCGACATCTCGCTCATCTCCAAGGAGATGGCGGAGCTTGCCGCCGGAGTTGAAGGCTAGTCCGATCTTTCATCCCTACTTGAAGGAGAAGCAAATGGCTAAGAAGAGACCGCCGCCGGTAGAGCTTGAAGGAGCGGAGCGCCGGCTGGTCAGCATCAGTCTCTGTCGATACGAACTAGGCCGAAAGCTCCGCGAGCTATTCCTAGGCGACTGGCGACTGCCCAGAGATGCCTACCTAGGCAAGGATGGGAAGTGGATGGAGCCTGACGACCGGGTCAGCCTTGACGATGAACTAAGGCAATCAACGGAAGAGGAACAACGGCTGTGGGAAGCCGTTCAACTCGTCCAAACCTATCTCAGCCGAGAATTCATCTAATGGTTGAGACCTTCCTTACCGCTCGCGACTGGATTGTCGCGGGTCCTGTATCCGAGATTGGAGGCGACGTGCACAAGCGCAAGATCGACTTGGCCGACGAAGTGTTCATCTTGAACGTTGGCGGTTACATAGGCTCATCGACGAGGAGCGAATTGGAATATGCCATCGCCTACGGCAAGCGCGTGCGATACCTGGAACCCACCCCACCCGCCAGCGAGGAGCGGACATGAGCACAAAATTAAATGGCGTTGAACTAATCGCGGCAGAGCGGCAACGGCAAATCGACGTTGAAGGTTGGTCGGCTCAACACGACGCCAACCACACCGATGAGTCGCTTGCAATGGCTGCGGCCTGTTATGCAACGCCCGACAGCCAGCGGCTGATGACCTATCGAATGGAAGGCGGCTCGCCTCGCTCCAAGCCATTTCGGGTTCGCGTTCCGTCCGGCTGGCCCTGGGATGGCGACTGGTGGAAGCCATGCGAGGAAGACCGCATACGCGAACTGGTAAAGGCCGGTGCCCTTATCGCCGCCGAGATCGACCGAATTCAGCGAGCCGGAGCCTAAACGTGCAACAGGGCAGGAAGCCGAAGCTGGTGCTAGGAACGCGATTCAAACATTGACAATTCCCCCAAAGCTCCTCATGCTCTCAATAGCTGAGGAGCTTCGCAGGCGGACTCCCGCCCAATGACTTCCGGTCAATCATCGGCTTGCCGCAAGTCACTGCGCCGGCTCCCAAGCCGGTTCGGAAGGCTCCTCCAAAGCCGGTCAGAAGGATCGTAAGATGATGAAGCAGGAATCAAGAGAGGTTCGGTTCAAGCAAATCGTAATCGCTCAGTTCACTACCTCTAATGGAATGAGCTATTCGACCCTTGGACTTTCAGAGAACGGTTGCGTGTACCGTTACGACCCCAAGTGCAAGGGGTGGCTTCCTTGGTCTATGAAGGAAGCTACCTGTATGGACGATCACCCCGCGGGGAGATAGAAATGACTCGTCACAAATTCAGGAAGAAGCTCCTACAGTGGACGGACAACACCGTCAACCGTCGTCAGTTCCTAGCTCACAACGGGTTCGCTCAAGAGACGATTGCGCGTTGGACTACGGCTCCGCCGGCGCGCATCGTTCATCCGGAGCCGTTGGACCCGTCGATCACTCCGGCGAAGATCAAGTGGACGGCGGCGGAAGGCTACTATGCTGCCCAGACCTACGGCTTTGCCGCGGTCAATCGCTGTCCCTACGGTCCGGCTTATCCGGGTCAAGAACAGACGGAGCCTCTCGCTTACGCTTGGTACCGTGGCTTCTGGTTTCACGAATACGTCGTCAAGCCGTGGGCGCGGTTCTTCGCAGCTCACGGAGTCGATCTGTCCCGTCAAAATCCCGTTCAGGAGATTATGAGCCATGCTACACTACCTCAACGGTAGGCTCGTCCGCTTTCCGGACATTACTGAAGAAGATAAGAAGATGAGCGAGCTACAACTACAACTCACTAAAGTCTTACAAGTGGACTTCCCGGCGGAGCTTCGTGAATTCTATGACTACTCCCGGCGAGAGGTTCTACCGCCGCGGTTCTATCGCGTTGAAGGCATCCGGCTCTACCTTCGGAGCCTTCAGCTGCTAGTTTCGTTCTCACCATTCATTGTTGAGTTTGTTCAACCGGAGACCTTAGATGTCGCACAACCCGTTCGTACCTGACCCGGAAGAACTTCCGCCAGAGGATCGGAGTCTGGCCTGGGAGTTGGAAGAGCAAGTCAGAGAGGATACTGACGCCAGAGAGGATGATGACGAGCCTTCCGCCTTCGTTAATGAGTTTGGACGCATTGAAATTCTTTAGGAGAAGTCAGACATGTGGGCATTTTGCTTCGTTGGAAACGAACCTCAACCCCTAGTCCGCTTCATCCGCGGCGAGACCGCCTACCTTTGCGAGCCGGAGAGCTTAAGGGGTCGGATGAATATGAACGGAGCGGTATTCACCGACCTACACGCGCAGTCTCTAGCCGCCGGTCCGGTCTCGCAGTACGCAGCCGTGGTACTCGTCCCGCAAATCGACCGACACGGTAAGCCACTCTAGGGCAAGCAGGAAATGGGGGTAGAGAACCGGCTTGGGTTCCTACCCAGACCCGGCAGCCGGGACAGCGCCGCGGCAATCCTAGGCAAGCCTAGGCAATCTTCCGGTCCGGCGAGCGAATAGGTAGGGGACCCCTGGAGAACCCCTATGCTTCGCCTAGCCTTTACGCTCGCCTTGGCCGCTCTCACTCTCGGCTGCGCTCGTCCCGCGGCTCCGGTCCGGTCCGATCTAGAGACAGAGGCGGAAGCCGTCGCGCTCGCGCGGGAAGCCTTGATCCAGCATCTAGGATCGGAGAGCGACAACTGGGAATTTCACGTCATTCACGTCCGACGATACGCAGAGGACAAATGGAAGGCGAGCGGCTACCTTCAAGGCTCCCCTCACGGAGTCCGTTCTTGGGAAGCGGAATATCAGTTGGAAGGCGGCTCCCTCCAGTTGCGAGTCATAGCTTTAGATAGCCAACTGATCAATTAGGTATCGCCTACCTCTTCACGCAGCGTAAGGTCCGGACAGACGCGGCAGCACGCGATTTCACCGACAGTCGTAAATTGCGTGCATTCGTTATGAACCTGACAAGTGAATACCTTAAGCCGCACGTTGCCGGAGCATGCCGGGCATTTCTCCAACCGCAGTAGTTCACCGATGTGGCGGCAGTAGCGCACCGGCTCGCAAGGCAGATATCCGCGACCTTCAGAGTCGAACATCATGGCGGGATAATCTCAAATTGAAAGTCATCCCACTCGGCAACTAGCGAACCCGCGGCATTGCGCGAGTGAGTCACGCCCATATTGAAGCACGGACAGGGCAAAACCAGATTGCTACTTAGTGTATAGATTGACGAGTCATTAACCAAGAAATCAAAATCCCCATCCGCCGTACCAAGACACATATCTTCAGTGAGCGTGAATCGAATTTCTAGACTATCGCCGGTAGCCGGGACCGTCGCGTTGTTATGCTCGTCTGTGGCATCACCGAATGAAACTCGGTAGTTCGCGCCGGCACCACCACCAAGCGGTCTGGCCATCAGTCTTATGAACGGGCAAGGACCGCCGGCAATCTCCTCTGGCGATGGAGGATGGACGCAATCGTGGGGGATGCCAAGAGCGTCCGCACTGCCGTCAATCCCATAGCCAATGGCGATTGTAGCAACCTTGTCGTTGAAATAAATCTTCGCCTTCAATTTGAGGATCGTACCCGATGGCAGAACACCCTGACCAGGAACCTCATGCACTCTCGCTACGGTGCAACTGTTGCTGGTGGATTGTAGCCGACCACTGACTGCCGAAGCGGAGCCGTGAACATTGGTCCAGCCGCCATCGAGTGAACTGAAATCATCTGGACCGTAATTGCCGCTAGGAGCGCCTTCGCACGGCCCACACGAGCAAGGGTCAACACAGCAGCCCATCCAAAGGCTCATTAGGTCTCCCAGCAACCAACGTACCAGAACGGTCCGAACCGGTTAGCCGTCGCCCACTTGTTCGCGGTATAGGCGACTCCCAGTGCCTTGACGTTGGTTAGATCGAAGGTCGAATCAGCTTCGGTTGAGCGATGATACAGATCAAATGTTCCAGAGGAGCCTTTGGCCAGGTTGGTCGTTCTCTTGACGATGTATTGCGTGTCTCCATTGAGAGCAAGATATACAGTGTCAGGAACCGGGGTACCCTCTCCGCCTTCGATAAGGACGCACGGATAATACTTGCCGTGAGTCGCAAATACTTGTCCCAAGTCGTCGTCATGGAAGTCCGCGAACCGGACCTTGACCGCATCTCCAATCGTGGTCATCACTCCTTCAACCCGGCGACGGACCCGGCCGGGATGGTAGCCGCTTGCATCGGGCGCTAGGATATCTCCGATGGTTGGAGAACCGCTTGTTTTCCAGACCTGGACAAACTCTATCGGCAGGCTGAGGGAAAACGGAAGCGTATCCGCGAGACCGCCAGCTGATAGCAGTCCTCTCAGTCCGCGCTGCTTTGACTGAGCAGCATCCGCTCGCGCGAGGCGGAGAAGCCGGCTTGCGTTATCCCGGTTGAATCCGTACAGAGGACCAGCCACGAGCCTATCCCTTGATGTCGCAGAGAACTTGAGTAGAGCCGAGACAGCCGATGACTGCCGTGGCGGTCGCGGAGTCATTGGTTGCGATAATGACTAGGATGTCGATGACGTCGCCTGGACTGAGAGTTGTGACGACCAGAGAGAAGTCCTTGTCAGCGAACACCAGGCTGTTAATGGTGACCGCGGCTCCAGTATACAAGTCAGTCCCAGTCTTGAGCGTGTTCTTCGCGCTTTTGAATACTTCCACGTCCAACGTAGCCGAGACCGAAGCAACCGTTGTCTTCATACCGGCGGAGAATCTTAGTGTTACACTCTCACCAGCAACGTACTCTGGGGGAAGGGTGAACGTCGCTCGCGCCTTGCGGGTTTTGGTAACGTTCTTCACGTCAAGGGTCTGGATGGACGGAGCGTCAGTGCCGTGGACGCCGCCGACCAACGCCAAGTCATCGTCCGAAAGGGCAGTGGCCGCTAGGTCCGTAGCGAAGGCATCGAATATTTTCCATTCGCTGAACGGAATGTCATAGACCGCGTTGTTATCCTGCTGTATCTCGCTCCGGGTCCGCGGCGGAAGTAGAGCACCGCGGATAATCGCGTCACCTTGAATATCTACGTTGGACGGGATAGCCATGGTATCCATTTGTCAGTTCCTATAGACGGAGTTGGTCAATATCAATACCTAGGTCTCTGAAGTCCGCGGTTACGAGCCGGTTGAATTTCAGGAATACAGGTTGAGCGCCGGCTGCTAGTTTACCGCCTGCTGCATCCAGCTTGCCGATAATCCGCGAGCCTTGGGCGGTGAAAGGCTTGTCCACTCCGCCTTCCCGATAGAAGGAGCCGCGGTTCATGATAATCTCCTTCCATCCCTCTATCACGTCTGGGATGTTAGGAATCATGAACTTGACGACGTATTGGACCTGGCGGAACCGCGCCCCTTGCCAGACCTCAGCTGCGTCCTCAGAGTCTCGGATACCGGCGATGGCGGCTGACTTAGCCGGGAATCCCCAAAACGCATTCTGATTCGTCCGGTTGGTAAAATTCAGTATGGTGTTGGGTGAGAATGTACGGCGGTATGTGTTGATGTTAAGGATCGCAATCACGTACTCCGTAGTGAGTTCAAACGGCTCGCCTACAGAGTTGGCAACTGCGTCGCCGGTCACAACATCCTTGGTGAAGAGTATGTCGCGGGTTTCAAAGTCCCAATTGTACTTGACCCGGCGCATATCCGGCGGCTGAGTCTGGTCTTGGCTCGTCTGCTCGTCCATCTCGGAAGAGTAGCTGAGACTCAAGTGCCATAGGGTTCGGTTGCTATCGTTTCTTACCGCGGTCCGCGATTTTAGACCGCAGGAGCCTAGCCGGCTTCCGAGAGCTAATGACGAAGGAAGTCCATTCAGGATAGTCTCCGACAGAACTATCTCCTGTCCTGGCGTCTCAACCTTGTAACGATCCTCTGTAGTTGTCGTCACGCGACCGGTGCTAAGGTCCGCAACCTGAGTGGTCTGCGGATATCCCGGCTCGCGTCCGATAATCCAAGTCATCAGACTGCTTCCTTGATCGGCGGCGCTGCCAACTTGGCGTTGATCTCAGTTAAGAGCTTGTTAGCTTCCTTCGCCTCTTCGGTCTGCTTCTTTGCTTCTTCAAGTTGCTTCTCAGTGACCGGCTTCTCCATACCCGCGCGGAGAGCTTCGATAGAGCCGGCGCGAATCGCTCCGATAGATTGGGGAGTTACCTTCTCAACGTCAGCGATGTCGCGAGCCTGCGCGCGGAGAGCCATCAGAGAGCGTTGGTAGGTCTCGTCAGTCATTCCGCCGCGGCGACGGAGCGATGTCAACTCTTCCAGGTCCATCCGAAGTTTTTCGGCCGGAGTCCTGCTGGCCATGAAGGCTTTCTCTTGCGCGCCAAACAACTCGTCCTCTTGTTTGCGGCGCATCTCTTCCGCTTGACGCTGACCTTCCGCGAGTCCCTCAAGATTCCGTTTGTCCAAGGCATCATGTTTCGCCTTGTCTGCCTTCGTCGCTCTCTCCTTCGCGTCAGCGAGCCTCTTAGCTCTCGCGGCTTCTCTTGCGACTTCCTTTGCGTCCTCTTGCTTTTGAATCTCTCCAACGGTCTTGACTTTGTCTTTGTTTAATCCGTTGAGACGGTCTTGAGCATTCTGAGTCATACCGCCAAGCCGAGTACCGGCAGCGCCGGATGGTTGAACGAGTCCGCTCAAGCCAGAAGCTAAATCGGCTTCCCTGAATCCAGGCAGCCAAGGTCTCATCCAGGCCGGAATTGAATTGCCTAGTTTGTTGGTAGCTCCGGCGATGCCTTCAATTTCATCAACTAGAGCCGCCGTTGTGAAGGCAATAAGTTGGATTGTATCGCGGAGTCCCTTACCTTGGTTGTTCGCATCAGAGAGACCGTCAGTCATATCTCCGAAAACATCCTTGACGAGCGGCGCAAACTCGGAAGCCAGCAGATCGAATATGGATTGGATCAAAGTAGAGAACCGGCCGATTTGGTCGTTGGCTTCTTCGATGGATTTGAAGTCGATGAACTCTGCTTGGGACAGATGCTGTTGATCAGCTACCAGCTTCTGAATCTCCTCTCTTCCGGCCGCGAGCATGGGGGCTAGTTCTTCACCGCCTTTGCCTAGGATACCCTTAGACAGAGCAAGCCTCTCATCGACGTTCTCCACTTGCTCCATCGCATCAGCAACCTTCATCAAGGCATCGAACAAGCTCATGCCTGAAAGCTCTTTGGCGGAGAGACCTAGCCTCTTCATAGCGTCAGCCGCCGGACCCTTACCAGTCATTGCAGCCGTACCGATGTTGACTCCGAACTTTTTGAAGGCGGCGTCAAAGCCTTCCGAAGCAACTCCAGCGATGTCCTCTGCTGCTCTTCGGAGACCGATCAACTGCGCCGGGTCCACGCCCAACAGCCGCGCCTTCTTCGCGGTCTCGTCAAGCCTCTCCATCGACTCCATAACCTTGCCGGCAATATCGTGAACAGCCTGGAGACCCGCGCGAGCAACTCCGGTCGCGACGTGGAGAGCTTGGAAGGCGGCGGATACCGGGTCAATAACAATCCCCATCCGGCCTAGAACGTCCGTCAAGACCTTGGACGTTGTAGAAGCCGGAGTCATCTCCGCTCGCATCTGGGCGATAGAGCGTTGAATGACGGCTGCCTTGTCGGGGAATTTCTCCGCGAGCGATTCCAGATGCGCAATCGCGGCTCCGTACTTCTCTGCTGGAGTGATTGAAGACAGGAAGGCATCTTTGAGTGTCTTCAACTCCTTCCGCGAGCCGGTCAGACCCTGCGTGAAGTTGGAAGTGTTCGCTACGATCTGATAGGCAAGAGTGCCTACTGTGGGCATCAGCGACTCCTTAACCGTTGCTTCCAGGCATCCGCTAGGCTCGTCCCGCTCGTCTGCTCTTTGAGAGTCTCGCGGTTGTCTTCATTCGGAATTAGAGATTGGGGCGTAATTAGGCGGCTTTCGTCCGTGACGTTGGTGTTGTGAATCTTCGCCGCTATCATAGCCGCTTGCTCCCAATCGTCCCCCCACGGCTCTAGCCTGTGGTAGGCAATCCACTCGTCAAGTAGTCGCGGCTGAATTTCGCTCAGCCACTTGTCAACATCCAATCCGTACTTCGCGCCTAGGCTTGTTGACCGGAAGAGGAAGAAGGCGAATCTTCTGCGCTCGTTCCGCCGAAGTTTTTTAGCAGTTCCTCAATCTCCTGCCGGAGACCGCAGTGTTCTCTAATCTCCTTCACCAGAGGCTCGATGACAATTGTGTCGGCTCCGAAGAGACCCTTGAGATCAGTCGGCTTGAAAAGCGGCTGCTGGAAGTTCTCGCTTGACGGGTCCGCTCCGCAGACCGCGGCGAGCACGAGCCGACAGTTGCTCATCCGCATTCCGTCCCGGCTGAGACCGCCCTTGTTTGCGTCGATGTTCTCAACGTCAATCTGGCTGTATTCGGATTCAAACAACGAGCGTATGAGAACTTTCTTGCCGTTCCAAAGGCTCGTCTCTTTGAATCGGCGGGTTGGGGCTAGGAAGTCATTGCGATCAGCGTACATTGGCGACTTTCGGAAGAGGGGAATGAACCAAAAGTTAGGCATTAGGCGGTCGTGAGCTTCATAACCGCGACCTGAAGAGAGGTCACTGCGCTGTAAGTCAGGTTGACCTTGCTCTGCGTATCGTTGTACATCGGCGGGAAAGGTCCGATGATTCGGAACTCGCCGGCCGGAACCACGACCTGTTTGGCGGCGACGGTCTGCCCATCCGGAGTTGACTGGATGACCATGCTTAAGGTCTTGGACGCAACGTCACCGTTCTTGAGGTAGAGAAACTCAGTCCCGGTGTTAACAAACTTATCTCCGCCGCCGGCGCAGTTGGAGAACGTCGGGTTGAGTCCTGCGCGGTCCACTGTCTGGGCTGCGATATCGGCCACGAGCTATCTCCTGTTTTAATTTGTCGATCTGCGCCTTGGCCTTTGCGAGACCAGCGGCAAATTTCGATAGATCAGCGGTAATGATCATTGAATCGGAACGTCGCCGGAGACTCCTTCGCTACTCACGACAATCTCCGTGGAGCCAAGATAGCCGTCAAGCGGCTCTCCGAACGGCGCTGGAGGCGTGTCGTATCGAGAACACTCCATGTCCTTCGCCTTCATCGCCTCCAATACTTCCTTGACGATGTCTCCGGCCGGTACTCCCTTCTCCGCGGCGACTTCAAATAGGACGTTGATGAACGACAGGTATTTGCCCGGCTCCCGGTCCCGGCCGCAGTAGATGCCGACCTGCTTGCCTTCGCAGTACACCAAGGTCTGGTTGTGGTCAATTGCCCGGCCGTTGGGCAGCAGACCTAGGTGCGGCTTCAGTTCAACCTTGAAACTCATAATGGTCTCCTAGAAAGGATGTTGCGGAAGGAGCCTAAGGCGCTAGGACTCCGGAGTGAACGTGGGACCGGTGTTGCCGTCAAACCGGAGAACCATGTTGGCGACGTTGAGTTGATTCCGCTGAAGATTCGGAATCTTGTCAAATGACTTCACGTAGCCGCTCCCGGCGATGTTGCAGGGAGAGGCGCTGCCGGTGTTCTCCTTTGGCGGAGTGATCGTGATCGTTTGAATCGCTCCGATGACCGGCTGGGTCGATGTCGGGTTATAACGAACTACGCAGGCGATGTCCTCATAGACCGGGTTGTCGCCGGGCAAGAACTTCGCCGGGTTTGGGCTCGCGTTATCGAGCGTGTTATTGTCCACGTCCTCAATCCCGGCTCGCACGGCACCGACTTCGCGGTACGAAGCGGAGAAGCCGCCGGAGAGAGTCAGTGTTGCGCCTACGCCAGTGTCACCAGGCATGGTGGTCTCCTAGGTATTGTAAATGACTAAGAAGTCCTGACGGACTGAACGCATCCAATCGTCACTACCGTCCTTGGGTTGATCTTCGTGCTCAAAGGGTCCTATCTCTAGGCTAACCTCTCGGATGTCGCAGCCTTGGATATTGCCCTTGAGTAATGAGTGAAGAGCATAAATCCGTATCCGCTCCGCGATTACGTCCGCCTTCGATACGTCCTCTCCGTAGGCTTGGATCGCAACTCGCGCCTTGAAATTCCTTGACGCATCATTCAACCATTCCTGCGGAACATTACCAACGACCTTGACGAGTATCGCAGGCGGCTTGTCCAGCTGCTGGAGGACTCCCGGCCGAATAACCTGCGTAAGGTTCGCGACCTGCGGTGTAGCCAACAGATGAAGTCGGATTGCTTCGCGGACCGCTATCAATTTTTGTTCCTTTGTCGAGCAAGGCGGCGGACTTCGCGGTCAACTCCAGACTTGATCTCTTCGGTGAACTTCGATGCAATGAAACTTTCGGCAGACAAGGCGACACGAGCCGCGATGTCGAAGGCAATCGGCTGATTCGGATGTCGCGGCTCCTTTCCCCAGGAAGGGTGCGAGGAAGCCGTGACGTATAAGTTCACTAAGTTACCGGCAGGCCAAGCCGGTCCGACCACGCCCACTTCCATTGAGGAATAGGCTCCGATCTTGACGATGACTGTTTGGTGTAAGTGATGTTCAGGACGGCCAGCCTGGGTAGTCTTACTTTGTTTGTCTCGCGAACCAGTCATCTCGCTGTTGAGCTTCTCTTCTAGCTCCGCGGTCAGATAGGTTTGATAAATCTTTCCGGTCTCGCGGATAGCCCTAACCACTACCTTGTTTCTCAGCTCAAATGGAATCTGAGCTAGGAAGGAATCAGCCGCATCGAATGCTTGCTGATCGACATGAACCCCTACCTGGGTTGCGCCTTGCGGACGGTTTGTGCTAAGGAATCCCACTAGCTGGTAAGCTCCTTAACCCCAATCACTATCTCCCGTTCTAGTCCTTCCATATCGAAGGCGCTGACCACGTTGAGCTTCCGGTCTCCTAGCCGGAGCCGCATATTGGGAGTGATCTTCTGAGTCCGCGGCGTACTCACGACCGTGACGACCCCGGTGACTCCTGCCTCCATCTTCATACCGCGCTGAGTCTCGCCGCCAATCACCGCCTCAAGGCTCGCCGGGACTTGGACCATACCGGCAACCACAACCCAGTCGTCATCAACGTTTAACGTAAGTTGCCCGTTGACGCTGTTTCCGTTGTGCTGTTCTACGGAGACCGTGTACCGCCGCTCGCCAGAGGACTTCACCGATACCTCTCCTGCTTTAAGGATCGAACTAGGGCACGGTAGCTTTGCTCTATCTCGCTGCTAATCGTCCCCACAGCTACGGACTCTCGGTTGCGGAACCAATGCCCTAGCAGCAATAGGACGGCCATAACCGCAGCCCGCGGAACCGCCGCCCTTTGCGTCTCTACGTCTACCGTCGCGAGCGAGTAGCCGGCTAGGAGCGTGAAGGAGAGCGGCCAAGGCCGACTCGCGGCGAGAGTCGGCAGAGTAGTCGTATTGCTTGCGAGGTAGAGCCTTGACCGGAACTTCTCCCGAACGACTTCAAAGAAGTCCTCATCAACAACTTGCGGGTTCCCACTGCTGTCGAAGTAATTGATAGCGCTAACAGCCTGAACCGGATGTCGCTGAAGATCGATGCCGCCGGATAGCTCCAACCAGTCGCTCGCCTTCAATATGAAGGTTTGCGGCATGAGGACTTGATTGATATCGTTCTCGACAAACTCGCGAGCCGATGCAATCACTCCCTTCTCAGTTCCGGTTCCGTCCAACCACTCGTCAAATACGGTCTCAGCCACCTCAACTCGACACTGACGTTTGACGACTTCCTTAGTCACCGGCTCATGTACCGGTCCGGCCGTTCGTTCTATTGAGTAGGTCGTCATGGTTATAAGAAATCAGGCCCATAGGGCGCGGGTTAACCTATGAGCCTGAAAGGTAAGCCGTTGTTTGAGTAAGGTCGCGACGGCTTACTTGTTCTTTGGAGTCTCCTTCTCCGCCTTCTCCGGCTCCTGAAGTTCAGTCGGCAGATTGGTCAGCGCCTGAATCTCCGTCGCCTTACCGTTCTCTTCCTTCACGGTCATGAGGAAGTGGTCAGGCTTGAGCGAGTTGCAGGAGCAGACAACGCCATCGAGAATGACGTGCGAGTGCTTGTCGAGCGTCAGCTTGGTCTCGTGCTTTCCGTCTGCATCGACGTGAACAAGCTCCCTCTTCTCAGGATCGAAGGACTTAACCTTGCGGAAGGTCACTTCACTCGCCTTGGGGGTGGGATGGGGCATTGGGGTTCTCCGTTAGGGTGTTAGGTCTCGCAGCGACTCCGCGGCGAGTTTACTTGACCTTGGCGGCGGACGGTCCTGCGGTCTGCGGCTCCCCCGCCGTTCCAACAACTTCAACGATGCCCTGCTGGAGGGCCATCTTCAAGAAATCACCATCGTGAGGAAAGCCGGCAATCTCGCCAGCGTTGTACGGCCGTGACTTCTTCAGAAACCTCACGACAACCTTCTTGGATTCGTTCTTTGCCATTGTGGCGACTCCTAGAGAGATGACAAGCCGCCTGAAAATCAAGCGGCGTAGGGTTACGGCCGGAGACTACTCAGAAGTGATCTCATCGGCGGAAGCCTGCGGCGGGTTCTGATGACCGCCGAAAGCCGCGATGCAATTGATGACTGCCGTATCCGTCGCGCCGGCATCCAAGTCGGGAAGCGCCTGAATACGGACTGCATTGGCGGTTGCCGGGATGCGCGTCAAGTCGAGTCCGACCTTGAGGCAGCCGTGAACCGTACCGCCGCCGGCGCTGATCAAGACGGTCGCGTGAGCGATGTTCGCCTTGTTGACTGCGCAGCCGTTCGCAACCGTTACATCGAGCCAGTTGGAGCCGCCGTCAACGGAGTACTGTAACGTGGTCTCCACGCTGAGCTTCTTCGTTGCCGTCAGAACCGCCTTGCAGTAGATGAGGAAGGCGACGGACTGGGGACGAGCGTTGAGCATTGCCGCAGTAACGAGCGACAACGTCAAGCCGTTGACTTCCGTATTGTCTCCGCCGCCAGCCGCGGTCAGAGTCGTGTTCGCGAGAGCTGCGCGGGTCAGAATCACCTGATCCAAGCTCCGCATCGTACCAAGTCCACTCATGTTTTATCTCCGAAGTGATTTGAAAGAGAAAGAGAACAGTTGGGCCTTTGTTCTAGGTCCAGGTCACTCCGGTGAGGACAGACACCGCTTCCGGGTGACGCACGATCAAGTCGTCATTCATGATCAGGCGAATGACTGTTTGGTCGAGCGAGAAAGCCGCCTGGACGTTGGAGCCGTCGTGATAGGCGGCAACGTTGCTGATCTCGACTTCCACGCGCGGGTCTTGGGCGATGATGACATCGCTGAAGGCAGCAAAGTACACTTCGGTCTCGTTGGAGCCGCCGCCCAAGTTCTCCGGAATAAGCGACGTGACCGCATAGGGGAATCCCTTGAGCAAGCCGTCGTTCATCTCCGGATAGGCGCGATTGCCGTTGCCATCGCGGAGCGTCATCAGATAGCTCCACGTGCGCGGGCTCATCAGCCATCCGACCGAATTCATACCCACCACGTCGCTCTGAGGCGGGACTCCGTTTTGCCGCGGGATGCTGAACACGTTCGCCGCGAGCAGGTTGGTGATGAGCAGGTTGAGGTCCTTGTCAACCTTCGTCAGGTCCGGAGTTGCGGTCATCGTCTCGACTTGACCGGCTGGAGCCCAATACCGGAGACCCTTGGGGGCATTGCCGGTTCCGTCATCGCGGATTTGAGCTGCGTCGCGAGTCTGCGCCGCGGCTCGCACCATGTCGTTCCGGACCGTGATATCAGCGGACGGGACCGCATACCGGAGAAGGTCGTTGCTCATCGGCACCATCACGGCCAGCTTGTGAGCCGCCGCCTTGACTTGGCCGCCGGTCAGCTGGCTGATCGGGATGTTGACCGATTCTCCGATATACGCCGCAGTCGCTCCGCCGGTGATCTTCGGAAGAGTCAGAGTGCCGTTGACGAGCGGCATCTGGGTCACTCCCATCGACATCACGACGGATATTGGCCGGAGAAGTTCAATCATCTCCGCAACGTAGTTCTCCGGAATCCAAGCGCCACCGGCTGAGAAGTTACTTGCCTCCATGGCCGTGCGAACCTGCGGATGATCTTCCAGAATCTTCATCGCAATGTCGCGCTTGCCGATGCTGAGAGCACCGACGGCGCGAAGGACTTGCGCCATACGAATACCGGGAGCAGGCGGACGGACGCGAATGACTGTCTGCGACTTTCCGCCGCCAACCTTCGCACCACCGGCTCCGCCTTCCTCTTCGTCCTCTTCCTCTTCCGGATCAGTAGCCGTCGTCACCGGAACCGCAACGCCAGCGCTCGCGCCGTAACGTCGCTGATTGTCCGCCGTCGCCGCTCGCCGGTCCGCCCAAACCTTCTGCTTGGCTTCCAGAGCGCTGATTTCGGCGTCCAGCGCCTTGATCTGCGTCTCATTGGCTTCGTACTCGCTCGTGATCTGCTCATCAGTGAGCTTTCCCGGCCGCTTGTCGGTATCGTCCGGATGCTTCTCCATCATCGCAATCAGATCGGTGTTGCGCTCATTCAGCTTGGCTCGCTGTTGACGCAACTCGTTCAACTTCTTCATACGTGTTTTCTCCTTGAGTCGTGAATCGGCTCATCGAGCCGCATAACAGCGGCAAGCTATCAACCGCCGAATTCTACGCGAAGGCTTAGCAAGTCGTAAAGACTTCCTAAGAAATTAGCGTAGCACCCCCCGCCAGGCGAGTCCCACCGCTGAGCGGTGGACGATTACGGCTGGCGACTATTTCAGAGGCTAGGTCAGGTATTCCTAGCGCAGTGCCCTCAATGCGAGGTATCGCGATGTTGCTTAGATAGTCCTGAGATAGGTCGATGCCCCAACCCCGTCGGCCGTTCGCGAGAGCTACACACAAGGTCGTTCCGGAGCCGACAAACGGGTCTAACACTAAACCGCCTACGGCTGCCGCGGCGCAATTGCAACCCGGCTCCCAGCCAAGAGTCCTGTTCACGACTCCGGCAACGCTATTGGCGCAGACGTTGCCTGTACCGGCCGCTCCGCTCCGCTTCACAAAGTCGTTGGGGCGCTTCCGCTTCACAGTCTCCTTCGCGACCTTCCGGCGGTACGGAGACCCGCAACGACCACAGACCTTCTCAGGACAACCGGCTAATAGCGCAGGCTCAACTAGCCTCTGGGGGAAAGGAGCGAAGTGAGCGCCCTCAAACGGCTCCTTGGCTACGGTCCAGACTGACCGCTTGTTGGCCTTCGCCCCAGCGGTCTCCCTTGAGTCCTCTTGAATCGCGACGTGATCAAAGTAGTATTCCTTCCAACCGTCCTTAGAGAACAGGAAGAGATACTCATGAGACGTCACGCAGCGGTTCGCGACTGGCGACGGCATCGGGTCCGGCTTGCTCCAGATGATGTCCTGTCGGAGCGTATAGAGCCGTTGAAGTTCTATTGCGACTCGCCAAGGCAAGCCGAGTAGCTCGCCATCCAGATACTTGTCGCCTAGGTTCAGCCAGATGGTTCCGTCATCCCGTAGAACCCGGTTCAACTCTTTGAATATGGTGAACAGACTCTCAACGTAGGTCTCCGGCTCCTCTTCGGCTCCGATCTGCTCGTCAACTCCGTAGTCTCTCTGACCCCAATACGGCGGAGACGTGATGATACAATGAACGGAGTCAGTTGGCAGCCGCTTTGCTATAGCAAGCGCGTCGCCTTGATAAAGCCGAGTCTGTCCCGGTCCGTTCCAAAACGGCTTAAGCGCGGGTTGAGGCACTTGCATCCTTCTTCTTCATACCACTGAGACGGGCAATCTCAAGACGAGCCGAGAGCTTCACGCGCTTCATCGTCTTGACTTTCGTCCCGATGACCGCATCCAACGAGTCAACCATACCGTCGATGAGACCCGCGGCAACGGCTTGAGTAGCCGTCAGCATACGACCGCCTCCAAAGTTGTCAGCGACGTACTTCTTGGACTTGCCGCGGAACTTCGCGACCGCGGCTTGAAACTCGTCAGCGATATCTGCGACGTGCTGTTGGTAGTGCGCTTTGGATTCCTCAGACAAAGGCTCCAGCTGATTAAAGTCCGCTTTGCGCTCCGGACTTCGCATGATCGTGTTTGTGATGCCTAGACTGCTGTAGTACTGCGACCAGTCGGAATGGAGCACCAAAGCGCCAATAGACCCGACTTGGCCGGAGCCGAGAGCGTAGAACTTGCCGGCCGATGCCCCTAGCCACAGCGCCCCGCTGGCCGCGAGCGGATTGGCCACCGCTATGGTCTCCTTCTTGTCGCGTGCGTTATAGATGTCCCGCGCAAGCTCCGGAGTCCCGGTGTAGAGACCGCCGGGAGAGTCGATGTCGAACACGATCCGGGTCACGGTCTCGTCCGCCAGGAGCCGGGCAAAGTCCGCGCGGATGGCCATGCTGCTCGATAGATAGCCGTAGTCTGACCAGATGGACGGTCGATAGTCGATAGCATTGTGTACTGGGATAACGGCCGTATCTCCGGCGACAATTGCCCGCGAGCGGAACTCAGACTGCACAATCATATTGTCGTAAGCGCCGCCGTACTCTGTCTTGTTCTTTCCGCCTTCCTTCCGATCCGCCGCGGCTCGTTGCCGTTGGTAGTCGGCTTGAATCGCGGCAAGGTCAAAGGTCTGCTTGCCTTGACGAAGATCAACCCATTCAGAGAGAGCGGAAGGCTCAATCACCATCAGACCGTCGTGTCGCATCGGGAGTCTCCTTGGTAGGACGGAAGTGTGTGGTCATCTTCCGTCGATTGTCTTGGGCAGTGATCTTTCCGCCGCCCTGAAAAGCCTTAATCATTAACAGAACCAACATGCGCTCGTCCTCAGACTCCGGCTCCATAGTCGTCTCAAGGGTCTCCGGAACGTAGGTGACGATCATGCGTGACCATTCCCGGCTAGAACTTCTTTGACCATAGCAGCGACCGCCGCTTTGTCGAACCGCGGCTGTTGTACGTTCTCTCCGCCGCCGGAGCTTCCGCCACTGCTGGACTGCTTGGACTTGATACCGGCTCCGCTCACGATGTCCTTGAGCGTAGCGTAGTTGAGCGGCGCTAGGCGAGCCGTCCCAAGACCGTCCTCCATCGGGTTCATGTTCAGGTCCCTCTGACGGATTTCATCGCCGGAGAGAATACCTGTCTGCCGATAGATGTTGCTCAACTCGGCTTGGGTCTTGGGGTCTCCGCGGAGTAGCGCCTCAAGAAGGAACTCAAGGAACAACGAGCCGGTCGTTGGTACGTTGTCGAGCACCTGGAGCTTGATAGCCTTCTCAAAGCGGCTCGCGAGCGGCCGGATGCCTAGCATAATGAAGTGCTTGAGCATTGCCTCAACCGTCTGAAATTTATAATCCTCAAAGATTTGGACGATGGCAGGCGGAACGTTATAGCCGCGGCAGATAGCCTTGGCGCTGAAGATTCTCGACTCCAGCGCTTGAACGTCCGACGGAGTGAAGTTGAGCTTGACCCAGTCGGCATCCTTGTCCCAAAGGATTCCGACCTTGTTCCAGTTCTCGCGCCCCTGATGCATCTTGTTGATGTCGGAGCGGAGACCCTTCCGCTGATCTTCGTCGTCAAGGTAGGGGTGCTTGATAAAGCCGAGAGGGATTGCGCCGTTGGCGAACATGCTTGCGGCGTAGTCAGTTTGGTCGATGTCCAGACCAATCTCGCGAGCCATCCGCTTGATCACTCCGCAAGCCGTGAGTCCGTTCTCCGTATCCCAGCCGACGATATTCAGAACCTCATCGGAGCCGACCATATACGAACGGCTGCCGCCGGACCCGCCGCAGTAGTCATCGACCCAGACCCGGTAGTACACTTCACCCGGATAGTAGCGACCGCCAGGCGCAGGTCTCGCCGGTTCACAGAACACTTCATATCGCGAGTTGTGAACCGGCCAGAGCGCGATAGGCAGGCCGGCTCCGTTGTACTCGATGACGTTGAGAGAGGAGCCGCGGTTGATCACGCGAGTAGCGTTGAGACCGTACCAAGAGATTGAGTCCATGCGCGGGTTCGGCTGGTCGTGGAGCAGCGCCCACATTGGGTTCTCTCTCGCCTTCGTCCGGGTCTCAAGGTCTTGAGACTCCATCACGACAGCCGGGAGCGTGGACAAGGTCTCGCTGAGAGCGCGGGTGCAAGCGTAGGCGGTGCTTGACGCCATTGCCGTCTGCTCGTTGACTTGAGTAGCAGTAGCCCCGCTCGCGCCCCAACCGGTAACTCCCTGCCACCATTTGTCTTGACCTAGGGATATGATTTCACCTGTGTGGAAGGCGAAGTCACCGCGTAGGAAGTCCAGAAGTGCTTTCATTTTTCCCAGGCTCCGGTTTGCGGCTGAGTATTCCTAGAACAGCGCTCACTACGGCAACGGTCATTAGACCTAAGCCGCCTATAGTCAGCGCTGCTATCGGAGACCAAAGCCACAACCCAATGATCAGTAGAACGAAACCAAGGACAAACACGGCGATGTTCGTCACGTCCATACTCCAGTGCCTTCACCGCCGCCGTAAGGTCCGCCGCTCTTGAGGCGAGCCGGAGCATAGTAGGCTTCAGCAAAGGCCATAATCAAGGAAACAACCGGGTCAATCTTATCAACGCTCCGCTCCCGATCCGGCATAAGCTCTCCGCGCGGGTTCCGCTTGAGGACTAGGTTGTTGACTGACCAAGTAAGCAGACCGGCATCCTTTGGATTATAGGCGAACAGTCCGCGGCGGATTACTCGCAGCCACTCCTTGATCGGCTCGTTGTACAGATAGAACTGTTGTATGTGTTCCACCGCGCCAAATCTAGCCTTCTCTAATCCCTGTAACAGCTGGAGCGCATTGCGAGGGTCCGCCCGAAAGCTCTTGACTCTCAGCTGGCGACCCATCCTGATAACCGTCTCTTGAAACGTCGCCATGTCAATAACCGGACCGGGCATCAGTCGCAGCTGCTCCGCTTCAACCCAACCGCGGTACGGCTCCTGAGTTACCGGTAGCTTCCCCTCAGTCGGCGCGAAGGAGACGGAGAAGCATTCAAACCGATACCGCTCCACCTTCTTGCTCTGGGGGGAAGAGGCAGCCATGTAGTCGCTCGGCTCCGCCGGCTCCGGCTTCTTCGTCTGCCAGAGCCCACCGGGTCCTCTCTCTAGGCCGGGAGTCGCGGACCCGCTCTCATCGACCGGCTTGTTGTACAGCGGGTGAGTCTCTTCCAAGGCGAACCTCGCAACGAAGGAGACTGAGCATAGGTCGTCACGCTCGCCTACGTCAATCGCTCCGGCTATCGTCTCTGCTTGAGCCCAGTCGGTCAGAGACCCCGCGCAACGAGCCCAAACCTCACGAGTGAGAGCCTTGTTAAAGCTACTCGCCTTGAGGTTGCAGTTGTACCGTCGGAAGTCCTGCTTGAGTTCATTTGAGAGTTTGGCATCAGCCGCTCTCTCGCGGAGATAGGCGAGTGTAGGTGTTGCTGGGTAGTTGGGATTGGCCTTGGCCCAGACCTTCTCATCAAAGATGTCGTCGCCGGGAAGGAGACCGATGCCCTTACAGTTAGGGCAGTTCAGGTCCGCCATCGCTCCGCCGTTCATACAAGGGCAGGCGGTCTCGGCATCTAGCCGCGCGATGAATACGAACCGGTTGTCTGCTAGATGCTGATCAGACTCAACCGCGGCTTCTAAGCCGTTGATGTACTGCGGCTCTAGCTCGTTCCACACGTCACTCTGGTCGTCACCGGCCGTAGTGATCATCAGGATGAGCGGCTGTCTACGGCTTCCCCCAGAGGTAATGATAGTGCCGAAGAACTTGCGGTGCTTCTTCTTATTCCATTCGTGTAGCTCGTCAAGGATAGCTCCGGACAGATCGTTGCCGTCAGAGGTATTTTTGTTTGAGCCGATAGCCTTGATGCTACTGAACGGCTGCTTCGTAATGCCGGCGCTTTCAATGCTGTACTGATAGACCTTCGCGTGGTCAATAAGCGCCGGAGACGAAAGCACCATCTGCGTCGCTTGACGGAATGTTAGGTCAAAGGCCTGCTCTCTCTTCGTAGCGCAGATGACAACCCGCGCTCCCGGCTCCGGCGGATCATCCATGAGTCCTTGCTTGAGCGTTATCCCGGCCGCGAATTCAGACTTGCCCCACTTCTTTCCGGTGCTCACGTAGGCTTGAGTGAATCGCCTACAGTCGTTCTCCTTCTTCATCCACCCGTAGACGTTCCACAGTATGAACGTCTGGGAAGGAGATGGTACGAAGTTACTGATAGGTAACTCGTAGTCGCCGGATACGATCTGCTCCAGAGGGATGAACGGCTTGTCAGCCATCTCACCCTTTGTGAACTTGAGAGACCCGGCGAAGAAGAGGCAAGCCTCACGAGCCTTCGCCGGATCGAAGTAAAACCCGCGAGCCTCTGCCTTCTCTAAGTCCTGAAAGTACCGCTCCACGCAGAGCTTGACGAGCCGTCCAGCTACTATCTCGCCGGATCGGACCCCAATGGCATAGTTCTCCGCGACCGACTGCGGGTCATAAGGTCTCCCGGCCGTTGTCGTTCGGACTATGCTATTGCGCCGCGCCGCTTGTTGAGCCGCTTTCAGAGCCTTCGCTCGCAACGGCCGGGTCTCGGCTTCGCGCAACTCGGCTTCCGCCTTTGCTCCGTTGACGAGTTGTGGCTTGGCTCGCCGGAGCCGTTTGCCTTGCTGGCCCTTCGTCATCGACGTTCCGCCGCCTAGCTTCTTGCTCATCGTCCCACTTCCGCCTCTGCGTCTGCGATAGAGGAAAGCGCCTTGGCTGTCTCCGGAGTCGCCGGATATCCTCGCATGTCAACCGCTCGACAGTGCTCGACTACTTCAGCCGGCTCTACGGCTAGGAGCCGCTCAAGCTCCTTCTCCGTATCGCTGATCATAGCGAGCCGGCCATGGTTGTAGATTCGCTCGTGAATGTTCCGAGCTAGGCTACCCCTCATAGCTCCCTTCTGCATAACCTCAATATGAAAGCCGGCTTCTCCCGGTTTCAGTTCTTCTAGCTTCCCAAGTAGCTCAACCAGACTGTTGATCTTGTTGACACGCTCGCGGAATCGGCTGAGTCTACTATCAACCTGCTCCATCAACTTTGCGTTCATTGGTAGCTCCTTTGGCGACTTCGTGAATGGCCGCTAGCGCCTCTCCTAGGAGAGTGCTCTGCGGCACAACCAATACGACGTTCTCTAGCCTCTCCGCTATTAGTTTCAGAGCCGCTTCTAGCTCCGCATACGACTTCCAACCGCCGCCGGACCGTAGGCAATTGACGTACCGCTCGCAATTCTGGAGCATAGCGCAGGGGTCCCCAACGGTAAGGTCCTGTGGCGGGAGACCGGCTGCCTCAAATATCCGGTTGACGTCGGCTGGCATCCAGCATAGATCGTCAGCGTGCTGGGCGTGAACCTCTCGGATAACAGCCATCAGCCGGCCGTACTTCTTCGCATTCTTCTGATACCGCTTGTTGCGCTTATCACCCATTGAGTCCCTAGCCTCTCGCTACGCAGCCGCACTTCCTACAAATCAAACCCCAGCCTACCTTCGCCTGACGAAGCTCCCGTTGACGAAACACGTGTGGGCACTTGTCTCTACTCCGCCTAGGCTTGACGATGACGGACTGAATACGGCCGCGGTCGTAATACCTCTGAACATTAGCCATTGATTTTCCACTCTCAGACGAATACTTGTGCGTATAACCCGTGC